ATGGCGCGACGTTTCAGATTTTTTAGCGATCAGACATATCATTTTCAGACTTTGCGGGCGCTAAACGACATTCCCTATGGCGGTGCGGATACGTCAGAGGTCTTGGAGACAATCAACCACATCAAAGTTGGAGATCCCGACAGCTGGTATGGCGCTTGGGAGCGCACGGGTGACCGTGTTTCTGAACTCGCCGGTCGCACCAAGGACCCGATCAGCCGAGGCCGCGCCCTTCTTCGAGCGCACAACTACTACCGGACCGCGGAGTTTCTCCTGGCCCCTAACGATCCGCGGCGGGTCGCTTCGTGGAAGAAGAATATCGGAACATTCTACAGCGGCCTCGATACGTTGGGTGTCACCTATGAGCGGATCAGTGCGCCCTATGGCGCACATCATCTCAACGCCCTCTATTTCCCCGGCCCGCAAGGATCAGAGAAGCGGCCTCTCATCGTGATTTGTGGTGGTTTTGATTCGACGTTGGAGGAACTTTACTTCGTTCTGGTGGCCGCCGGACTTGAACGCGGTTACTCGGTTCTCGCCTATGAAGGCCCCGGACAAGGATCGATCATTCGCGAGCAGGGCGTCCCCTTCACGCATGAATGGGAAAAACCGACCGCAGCCGTTCTGGATGAGTACCTTCGGACACATCCGCTCCCGGTGAAGACCGTTCTCGTCGGAATGAGCATGGGCGGGTATCTCGCGCCGCGAGCGGCTGCGTTCGACGAGCGTATCGACGGCGTTGTTGCCTTCGACGTTTTCTTTGATTTCGGGGCTATCTCCTCGCGCTCGGTACCGCCCATAGCCTTCTGGCTCGGTGGTCACGGGCTGGGTTTTCTTTTGAACGCCATTGTCAGAATCAAGGCCGCTCTTTCTCCGGGCCTGAAATGGGCTCTGCAAAATAGCATGTGGGTCATGGGCACGCGCGGTCCGCTTGAGACAGCCCAAGCCCTACGCGTCTATACGCTTCAAGATGTGGCGCAGCGCATAAAGGGTGACGTGCTTATCCTCGCCGGCAAGGACGATCACTTCGTGCCTGTCGGGCAGGTCAAGCAATTTGAAGACAGGCTGACCCAAGCCCGCAGCGTTACGTCCGTCATCTACGATCGCGAGTCCGGCGGAGCCGAACATTGTCAGCTCGGCGCTATCACACTGTGGCATGCAGCCTTCTTCGATTGGGTGGCCCAAAAATTCCCGCAGCACGCGTGAGCCGATGCTGGCGCTGCTGCCCGGTGGCGGCGCGATCTATCTGGTACTCGTAGACCTGAAAGAAGCAGTCATCCTGCTCGCCTTCGCAACGATGAGTGCTGCCCCGATCTTATATTCTCTTACACGAGGATTTTAAAATCGATCTGACGCAAGAACGGCGTCGTGGTCAGAGAACCAGCTGTTTGCTGCATACGATAGTACGAGTAGGCGTTCGTATTGGCGGTTAAGTCGCCGATCACTTCACCATCGAAGTCGCCGGTCAATGTCCAAGTGGTCGAAATGTCCGTCCACGACGAGCCGCTGTTTGATGCCTGCCACTTCCACGTCCCTTGCGCGCTTGGCGAGTTCATAAAGAACTTCGCTTCAGTGATCTTCACCGCTGCGGGAAACTGGAATGTGATCTGGCGGTTGCCAGTAGCATCCGCCGCAAACCACGGCTTAGCCGAGCTGCCGAGGTAGTCGCCATCAACGAGCGTCGTGATTGCAGCGTTGTTGAGCGGCGCGTCCGTCGTCACCGTGATCGACGATGTACGGGGACCCGACCCGTACTTGTTCATGTAGGACGGGTAAGGCGTCAAATTGTCGGCGGTGCTTTCCTCAAAATGGAACATGAAGGCGTGTATGTCGCCATTCGGCGTCCCGTTGTTGTTGCAGTTGACGTAAATGCCCCAGTTGTTGATCGCGCCGTTCAGAAAGTCCCGAATGAGAAACGGATCAGAGAACTGAAAGAAGTGCAAACCATCGTGGCTGATCTGGGGGCTGATCCAATTCCCGCCGACAACGTATTTCAGAAACGCTTTCGTGACCTGGCCACTCTGGCTTTGCCGCGTCGAACGTCCACCCGTCGCACTGCTCCACTTCTCCGTCGCGGTACCGCTGTTGTTCGCAGCACCGATCGAGAGCAGCTCGAGTCTGCCCGTTGACGCTTCCCGCAAGAAGATGCCCGCTGCAAGATTACCCTTGAACGGAGCGTTGAGATAGATGCCCGCCATGACGGCAAAGTGTCCGCCCGCTGGAACGTTACGATAGCGCGCATTGAGGCTGTCTCCAGAACCCTTCGGCGGTGTGTAGAGCGAGAACCCATAGTCTTCGTCGGCGCCCACGCAGGTCAATTGGTTGAGCCACGTTCCGAAGTCAGCAAGCTGCGGGCGCGTCACGGCTCGAATGAGCGGTGCCGGGTTAACAATGATCCGCTTGTCCGTTTGATACAGCTGCCCGCCGCGGCCGACGATTATATGATCGTCCTTCAAGACAGGCTGAGGCAGCACCGTCAGCAGATTTTCTGTTTGACCGGTCGGCATGCGGTTCGTCTTCCTTCACATAGCTTGGGTGTTGTGGCGCAGATAACAGTGAGCCGCCCGCGCGAGAGGTGGTCTAGAGCTGCCCGCGACGGAGTCGTTGATCAGGGCTCTTCGACGAGGATGTAGCTACCGCCTGCGTCGATCAGGTAGTTGGAAGCGGCGTCGATCAGTAGCGCCCCGGCGACGTTGTCGACCCCGATGGGTACTTGTGAGTCGACGAACGCGTTCTCGACGTGGCCGAGTTCGCCCGCAGTCAACGCCGCGCCCCAGCCCCAATAGAGCTGGAGCCCCGGGAAGCTGCGTTGTGCGCCGAAGCCTGGACCGGAGCCAGCGACACAAATGCCGTCTGCGTGTGTGTAGTTCGACGCACCCGACACGGTGTCGCTGTCGAGTGTGACGCCGTTCCTGACGGTGATGTTGTTGGCGCCGGATCGCGAAGTGCCCCATACCCCGAGGCCATCGCCCACCGCAAAGCCGGTGTTGCCATTGAACGGCAGCACGTTGCCGCCACCCGAGCCCGTATTGGAGGTAACGGACAGCATGAGGAACGAGCCGTTCGGCGCGCTCGGACCCGGCGTGTTGAGCTCGAACAACCCCATCGGCTGCATATTGTCCTGCGGCACGTCGATCGACGTGATCTTGCAGAACATACAGAACGATGTGGCGGTGCTGTGCGGACCATCTCCAATGTTCCAGCCGGACTTGTACCGTCCACTGTCGGTCATCGGGTTCACGCCCTTGAGGCCCTGACCCGATGTCCAGGTAGCGCCGCCGATCTTTGTCAGCGTCTGGGCGGGATTGACCCAGTTGAGCAGCGCATCGTGCTCGTTGACCGCCCAGAACGCGTTACCGTACCAGTCGAGCTTGCCCCAAACGCCGGCTGACTTCAGTTCGGTGACGAGGCGATCCATCTGGCGCTTCGCGGTGGTGGTATAGCTGCCAGTGAAGGCAGCGAGCACCGCCTCCGTCTCGGCGTTCACCGGATCGAACGACAGGACGGCCAGTGTCGCAGCCCCGAACGTGTTGCCGTTCACCACGCGCGCCTGGGCTAGCTCCAGAACAACAACTTTGCGGGCGGTGGGGGCGCCAAACCTCTGAGCATTGGCGACGCGGGCGGGGTGCAGCTCGTTGGGGATTCGGTAATCGACCCGAGTGGCGCCGAACTGCTGCGCGTTGAAGACGCGAGAAGGGTGAAGCAGCGCCGGAAGCGGCGCGCCCGTCGGCGTCCCCTGCAGGATCAGGATGTGCGTCACGGCACTTCGATGTATGTGCCGACCAGCGCGATGGTCAGGAACTTAGCCGTGGCGTCGGCTCCATCCGGCGATCGGATCTTCAACAGTTCGAGGTTGGTGATCGGCGTACTGCCGGTGCCGGGTCCGCTGATCGTCCCGTATTGGCCGGTACCGTCGTCGAGCAGGGTGCCGGGCGCAAACGCAATGGTGCCGATGACATCGCCCGCATACTCAATGGTCCAGGCAATGTCCGCGGTGCAGGCAAACTCCAGGTGCGCGGCGCTCCCGGTCCAATTGAGCGGGAATGTCAGCTCGCGCAGATCATCGTTGATGTACACCATGATAATCGAGGCATCTGACGGCGGCTTGCCGGCGAACTGAAACTGGATGCGGGCGCGGTTTGACTCGATCGAGGCAAAAATCTTGCGATAGAGCGCATTGCCGCCACCGTCCTCGGCGGCCGGATCGAATGTCGCCGCCGTAATGTGGGCGCGCAGCGCCAGGTAGACGCCGACGTCCGGGAGCGAGAATAGCTCGAAGGCCCCCATGGCGGTGGCTGGCTGCCATCCGTCATCGAGGTACTGGATGATCGGCTGGTCCGGGAACGGGAGCAGGCCATAGTAATTGTGACCGGCGCCGTCATTGGCGCCAGGATCGAAGAAGGCACCCGACGTGTGCGGGTAGAGGATCAGATAGCTTTTGCCGGCCTCGGTGATGAAGCTGTTCGGCACATAGGGCGTATTCGGCGCCCACTCGCCAACCAGGTTGAACTTGGCGGCAGGCAGATTGAAAGGGCCCTGAGAAGAGCCGTCGGTCAGGACGATGGTGAACGTGTTGGCCGTGGTGGTGACGTGGTCGATTCCAACGGGCGTTGGCGGATTTGCCTCCAGAGTAGTGGTGCGCTGGTCCAGATCCCAGAAGTTCTCGTCGACCTCGCCCGGCGTGAGGTTGCTGCCTTTGCCAGCGCCCCACTTGGTGTTGTCGGTCGTGCGGAAAAGCATGCGTCTACAGACTCCGCCGCGTGGCGGTGACCTCGTAGGTCTTCAGGTCGAGCGTGAATGTGAGCTCGACGGTCGGCATTGTGGTCTCGGCGATCCTTTCGTCGTCCTCCTGATGAAACCCTTTGGGCGCCTTGGCGGGCTCAGGAGATACGAGGAGCGAGGACTGGCTGTTCAATGTGAACTTCTTGGTCCCGACGAACGTCCCGAGCGCCAGCGACCACTCAAGAAACGTGCGATCGTTCACGCCCTGCATCAGCGCCACGAGTTTCAGCTTCCCGGCGCTCTTGATGCTCGGCCAGCGGCTCGCGATGCGTGGCAAGTTGAGGAACGTGATGGTTTTCCAGGACTTCTCGGTCTCGCGGGTGCTGACCACCTCGTTGTGCGAGATAATCTCCTCGATCAGCTGCGGAAAGATCGTGGTTGGGCGTGGTGAGAACACCAAGTTGACGACGTGGTCGATGTAGCCGTTGAGAGCATTGCCGGCGTTGTCGCCGGGTAAGACCGTGTAGATCCCGCCATCCGTGAGGATGGGTGGCGACCGAAAGTCAATCAGGAAGGGGACCTCTGGGTTATCGGGATCGAGCGAGTCGAAATACAGTTCGATCGTGCCGCTCGACGTGAAGATCACGTACTTGCCGCGGTCAACGAAGTGATAGGTCGCATTGACGATGTTGCTGCTCTCGGTGAACTGCCGGGCATAACACCAGAAATCGTTCTGCGAGCTAATCAGGGCGGGGGGCGGGCCTGGTGGAGTGACCAGCGGCCCCAGCTCCTCGGTCAACGACAACCCGCGCATATCGGGATCGTCACATTCGGCCGTGAGAAACGCATTCCACGTTAGTGGGGGCTCGGTGGCGGGCGTGCTGCCTCCGAGCCGCGCCGTCAGGGCCAGCACGGCGACGGACCCGCCCCAACCCACATTGACGATGCGCCGGAGGGGATCGAGCCGCCACGGCGGGTCGAATCCCTGAGCCACGGTCTGTGTCTATTTGTTGGTGAAGGTGTAGGTGGACTTCTGGTACTTGGGGCCTTCGCCGGCCTCGGTCACCAGCTTCTTGATGTTCTCGACATCGACAAACTGGCTGTCGTCGTCTGGATTGGTGATGCGCTTCTTTTCGGTTTGGCGGCTCTGCTCCTTGATCTCCTGGTCCTTGTAGGTGGTGATCTTCTGCGAAAATGACTCATTGAAGATCTGGGTAGCGCCTTCCTGCCCCAGCATGAGGACGGCATCCTCCGCGGGCTTCTGCGTGGGATTGAAGATCCGGGTCGGATAGGAAACGCCAGTCCGCTGAAACGGCCGGACGATCTGCTCAAGAGCGCTCACGGCGTCGAACCCGCCTCGAGGTTGATGCCTTGTGGCAGTTCAAGCAACGTGAGATCGATCTCGTATGCAGTCTCGAACGGGCCGGTATCCAGGTTCCTCAATTTGATCTCCTGCCAAACGCTGTTCTGTTTCAGCAGGGCCTCAATTTGCTTGGGCACCTCGGTTGACCGGTTAACGATGGCATCAATCTGCTCCTGCGTGCCGGTCGGGCCCGAGAAGCCCGTAACAGGTGCTTGGGCAAGCGCCCCAATCGCGGCCGCCTGCAACTCCGCCGAGCCATGCGTCTCGTCCACCAGGATGGCCTGACCGTATGTCAGCGGAAAATGGATGCCGTCATCGTTTGGCGCGTCGACCGGAACGGTGTAGCCAACACCGCCAGCATCGATGACGACGATCTGACCCTCCATGAACTGATAGCCGCCCTCGACATAGCCGGCGTCGACGTAGGTCGGTTCGCCAGCGACAGGAGCGACCGATCCGCCGTAGCCAATCGGGCACGCGATCTCGACGTGACCGATCGGCTTCCCGGTATCGCCGTCGAGCGACAGAGAATACTTGACGATCTTGCCGTGAGCTTGTCCGCCGGGCAGGCGGTGGTCATGCAGCACTGCATTCTTGCGGCACGACAGCGCCTTGGCGCGTTCGAACGAGCAGTCCCAAGAAATATTGACGGCCCGGCCGCTTGCCATCAGCTGCGAGCGCGCGCGGTTGAGTAGATACTCTAAAGACTGGAGGCCGCGGTCACTTGAAAAGTAGGAACGGTTACGCGCATCTGCGATCGGAACAGTGCCGTCGTTCAGCGTTACGCCGACATCGCCGCCGCCGATGTAGAGCGTTCGGATTTCCTCTTCGCCCGGCAATGTTACGAGCGGCTGGAAGTTCGCCCGCATCGTAAAGCGGATGCCTTCCTTGCGGTTCCGCGCCGCGTCATAGCTTACCGAAAGCGCGGCGCTGACTGACCAAAGCGGGACCCGGAGCCAGGTGCTGTCCACACTTGCCTCACCTTCAAGGCTTTTGCCCCCGGAGGTCAGAAGCACCTTGATTGAAGGACCGCGCAGTGGCGCGATGGTCGAGCTGATGCTCATCGAGAGCGTGTCGCCCGTCGCGTGCTTGCGCTGCTCGTTTGACCACGAGATGCTGAAGCTCGCGGCCTCGGTGGCATCGATGTTGTAATTGTCCGTCGCGTAACCCACGCTGACGGTGTAGCCGCCGACGATGCTGTCGCCTGGCTTGGGCCAGTTATCGACGAGAGCCTTTCCGGAATATGACTCAAAGAGATATGTGCCGACGTCGATGCTGCCCTGTACCGACTGGGTCCAGGAAACATCCGCGCTGACGGTCAGGGATCGCGTCGGCACCTGTCCGATGCTGATCGAGACGCTATCATAGGGCACCTCGTTTTCGAGGAACTCCTCGAGGCCGTCCTCGCCCACGAGAATGTGCGACGTCGTCACTGCCAGTGTGGTGCGATCGATGTGCCACATTGCGGGCCGTGCTTCGAGCACGGTGTCCGGATCGGCTTGGCCCTCCGGCGTGAGGAAGACGGGATCATAGTACGGCAGCACGCGCAGCGAGGCCGCCAACGCCGCTTTCTGGACGGCGTAGTCCGCTGGCCGCCCAATGAAATCCAACGTTACGGCATTCTGGTTGATGCCGGATGGCACCCCGACAAGCCGTCCGAAGAACAGCGGTGTGCCGCCATGCGACAGCCACGCCCATGTCTTGCGAGCGGGGGCGAGCAGGCCGATGCGCGGGTTCTTGATCACGATTGAGAGCGAGGGGAAGTCCCCTTCGCTGTGCTCGATCGCGATGCTGAGCACCTTTTCGTCTTCGACCAGATGCTGCGGGCCGAAGATCGTCTCGCTGGCACTCACCCACGCAAAATGAAACACGGTCTCAGCCAAAGCTCAGATTTCCTCGAGCGTCAGTGACCAGCTTACTTGGGCATCCCATTCGTCAAACGACTGACTAAAATCCAACACCCGCATTTCCAGCACCGGCCGATAATAGGTGTACGGGCCTTCGGTGCGCGCCGAGCCTGCCACCACAGGCCGCTCCGCGCTTCCCCCCGCGGTCAGGTAGTAGAGCTCGGCAAGGCATTCCACCTGAATATGCCGGCCGGGCCAAACGCCTGCGACCCCGGGCGGCATCTGATCATTGCCACTGATGACGCTGGCATACTTGCGGAACTGCTCGACTGAAAAGTCGATCAATTCCCCGTTTATGGTTCGCCGTAGGTCCTTTGCCTGCTCAATGGGGTTGAGCGTTTGTGTCAAGCCGCGGGCCGCATGGGGCGACATCCCGATGCCGCTGATCTTCAGCAGCGTGCTGTCAGAATAATTTAGGGGCTCGGTCACAGGTCGCCACACCCGGCACGAGATGTCAGTTGGTTAGGCGCCTCCCGCAAAGGACGATTGTTCTGGCTTAATGACATCGGCAATAGCGGGTCGTGGGCCTTGGGTTCGAGCTCTTGTGATCGGCTGATCCTGAGTTCACAATGGCGAGGCATTGTCGCAGCAAAGGGGGGCCGATATGGCTACGTTCATCACCTATGCGTCGTATTCTCATGCCGGCATCAAGGGTCTCGTTGAAAAGCCGGCCGACCGTTCCAAAGTGCTGAAAGCCGTCATCGACAAGGCGGGTGGCAAGTTGATCGCGTTCTACATGACGACTGGCTCAAATGACGTGGTAGCTATCTTTGACGTTCCTGATGGCTCCGACGCCGTCGCCGTCGGGATGGCGATCGCGGCGAGCGGATCGCTTGCCAAAATAGAAACCGTTCGCGCGTGGCCGGCGGCTGAATTCAAAGGGATTGCAGAAAAGGCCGCGACATTCGCGGGGGCTTATAAACCGCCTGGAAAGTAAGCTAAGAGCGTTCCCCTGCTCGCGAACCGATCACCGGTGCATGGCCGGCTGCTCCAGCCGGTCGACACGGCGCTCAATTGCAATAAGGCGTTCGTCCTGGCGAGCCGTCAGGACAAGAACGTTAGCCAATTGTTGCAAAGTCAGTTCAATCTTCGCAACTCGCAGATCCATGCTGCCGAGCTCGGCCCGGATGCCGTAGTAGGCACCTGATCCTGCGATGATGAAGCTCAGCGCCGTGAGCACGTGACCGTAGTTGATCGTTGGATCGAACAGCGGCTTGCCTTGCTTGCTTCCGTTTTCGCTCATGCCTCAATCCTAGCGCTTGAAGATCCGTGCGACTTTCTCGATCGAACGGCCGCCCACGTAGGCCGTGAGGATGGTGCCAGCCCAATCCGCGATCATGCCGGTGATCGGATCGGTGACGCCCCAGCCGAGGACCTTGTCCCAGACGATCACCTTCCAGAAGTAGATAACGATCGGCAGGGCAAGCAGCGGCCGAATGATTGCCGTGTACCACCGACCCTGCTCGGCGATGATGATCGCCGCCGCCTCTTTGCGCGCTGCGATCTCGGCTTCGATCTCCTTGCCGGCGAGGTCCGCGGCGATCCGGTCCTTCGTATTCGAGGCATCAAGCCTCACTTTGTAGGTATTGATCAGCCCGTTGATGACGGGGCCGCCGATGAGACTCCCAAGCCAACTCCACATGGCGTCAGCTTTCCGGGCCCGTGGGAGCCTCCGCGGTCGCCGCCTCGTGGCGTCTGTCAGCAAGGCCGCGCAAGAACTGGAAGAGCGCGGTGACCGAGATGAGAATGAGCGGCCAGGCCCACGAAGGGACGCTGGCGGCAATCGACGTTACGTCGACACCGCCGACGATTGGCGCCAGGAAGTCATAGCTGCTCACCGCTGCACTCGCGCCGATGACAGCCACCGAGGAGAGCTTTTGCTTGATGCCGGCAAACTTCTTGCGAAGTGCGACGAGGATACTTGCCTCGCGGGCGTACAGCTCGGCGAGGCCTGGACGTGTCTTGAGGATCGGACGGATCCAAAACCAGTAGAGCGCAACAAGCGTCGCGACGACGAGCACAAAGGTCAGCATGATGCTCTCCTGTCAGGCAGCGAGTTCGGGAACGAGCGGGGTTTGGGGGATGGCGGCTTCCTGGGCTCGCCGGTGCCATCGGCCGAGGATGTGGACCGTCCCGGCGACTCCCAGCGCGACGGCGCACGCGATTGCGCCTGTCTCCCAGGGATGGGTGGCAATCCAGTCCCAGTGACTGCCGCCCGCCGCGATAGGCGCCGCGGTGCCAGTGCCAACGATCACCTTCTTGAGGGCCGCGGGCGCCGGGACAGCGCCTTTACCCTGCGCGGGAGCGGTGTCCGTCACGACGGATGGCACGGGCCGCGTTTGCGCCGACATGCGCAGGCTGATGGAGCGCACTTCCGCCACGCGTCGGCTCCAGCCAGGGCCGAACACAGGCCAGGTCTTGAGGTGCTTCAGAAAGGCGAGGCGTTCGTCGTTGAGTACGGCAATGAGCGCTTTAGGATCGCGCTTGGCGACCGCTCGTAGGACCTCGTCATTGACCAGACTGGTGTTGTCAGGGAGACCAAGAACGCGGCGCAGCACCTTGCCGCTGCGGCCGGTGCCGGAATTCACGCCGTAATCGAAGATGCTGTAATCGACGCCAGCCGGGAGCTGGTCACAGCGCTGCGCGTTCCAGTACTTGGCGCGATAGATCGCATTCGCATCGCCAACCTTCATCGCGCGGACATCCGCGGCCGTTGCATCAGGCTTCCGGTAGCGCCGATAGTCGGCGAGGGTGATGCCGAAGTTGGTCGGGCCGCCTGGATCGGACGGATGGTTCACGTAGCCGCCTTCGTGCGCGAGCAGCCGACGCAAAGCTTCGTCGTAAGTGGACGCAGTCATTCTTGGTCCTCCAGAAATGCGAAAAGCCGCCCGGAGGCGGCTGCGTTGGTCGGGTAGTGAGTGCTTGGCGCTACAGGACGAACCAACCGGCAGCATCGACGAGCACCTGCACGTCGCTGCCGTCCGGCGTGAGCGGAAGACCGGTCACCCCTGAGTCCTGGTACATGATGAGGTAGGTACTGGTGCCGTCATCGGCGTAGAGGATCAGAGCTTCGATCGATTGACCGGTGACCACCGGCAGAACTGGGTCGTCGGAATCAAAACTGGCGTCGTCGTTAAGCAGCTTGCCTGTGAGAGCCGGCGACGTCGCGATGATCGCGCCTGATGGTACGTCCGCAAGGGAAGTGTGACTGGCCGAATAGGCGTAGAGCGTGCCGACTCCGGAGATATTGATCAGAGCCGCATAAACGGCGACGGCCGTCAGATCGATATCGCCTGCCATGAAGCGCTTCTTAGTCTTTGGGTAGAGCGCATTTGCCATGAATATTCCGTCTCAGACGTAGCCGGGCTTGCGACCGGCGCTGCGGACCTGCCGGGCCACGGCGACGCGGAGGAGCTTCTGGGCGACCTCCTCGGGTGCGAGCAGGCCGGCGAACAACTCCGGGCCGATCTGCAGATTGAGCGGACGCAACTGACCAGCAGAGGCGAGCGCGGGGATTTGCCCACCATCCGCGAAGCGGAGTGGCGTCGTCGGCGGCATCATCACCTGCAGGCGATCGATCAGGCCGCCTTGCGAGAACCCACGGAAGGCACCTTTCGGGAGCCGCATGGCGTTCAGCGCGTGGAAGATGCTGACGCCGTACTTCCGAACGGCCGCCGCACGGACCATGAACTCTCCGGCAGAAGCCCAGATCGGCACTGAGTCGCTCGTCGCCGTTCCTGGTCCATGGATCGGACCGCCACGTGCAAAGCCCGTGGCGCTCGCCGCCGCGGCGCTTTCTTGTGCGCTCGCGGCGCCTCTGGCCGCTCCGGCGATCGCCGTCCAAACGCTGATCGCAAAGTCGCGCACGCGTGTGAGGAAACCGATGATGGCATTCACACCGGAAGAAAACGCGCCGGTGATCGTGTCCCACATCGCTTGCGCCCCGAACACTATGCCGCTCCAGAGACCCTGGGCGAATGTCTTGAGCGCGTCGAATACCGCTTGCGCGGCCGCCACGATGACCCCCCAACCGCCGCTGAGGAAATCGAAACCTGCTTGAAACAGGCCGTTGAGCTGTTCCCAGAGCGCCGTTGCGCCGACAACGATCGCGCTCCAAAGTCCCTCGATGCTCTGCGTGCCAGACTGCCAGAGTGCCGCAAGACCACCCCACAACTCAGCAGCACTGGAGGCGATCGAAGCCCACACCGCGAGCGCAGCGTTCGTGACGCCCGCCCACACGCCGGTGATGGCCGCTATTCCCGTGAAGAACAGTCCCGTGACCGTCTCCCAAAGACCGGTAAACAAGCCGACGATTGATTTAACCGCCGCCGCAGCGCCGTCGCTTAGCGTTTTCCACCTCACGCCCTGGGCGAGTTTCACCGCCAGAAAGCCCACCGCGGCGCCAACTGCAGCAAGAAGGATCGGTAGCCCACCTACCGCGGCGACGAAACCAATAGCGCCGCCAGCGACGGCCACGAAGGCACCGCTAAGCAGGCGAATGATCGTGAGCACGATGTTGAGCGGCCCGCCCAGCGCCGCGAAGAGACCGACAAGTAGTCCCCAGGCGCCACGGAAGACAGCCAGCACGCCGAGCAGACTCAGAAACCCGCCGATCAGCTTGGTAATGACTAGTGTCACCACGATGTCGGCGGGCGTGATCTTGGTGCCGAACACCGCGTTGATGCCCTTGGCCACCTGCTGCAATAGGCCAGCAAGGGTTTTGAACACCGGCAGAACCACTGTGGTGACCACAGTCGAAACCGCCGAGCCGAATTCGAGCAGCTGCGCCTTAGCGGTCAGGATCCAACCGGTCTGGACCTCTTGGTCCTGCCCGCTGATCGCGCGAGCAAGATCGAGGAACAGGGGGCGCGTCTTGGTGGCGACATCGGCCGCAAAGGTGATGACCGCGGCTCGGCTGTCCGTGATGGCGTTGCGAAACAGGTTGACCGCCTCCGTGAACTGCGGCGCAAACAGGAGGCCAATCGAGTCCTTGAGGCGCGTGATGCTGAACTGGAGCTGGCCGACAGCGCGTTTCATCTCGACGCCAACGCCGATCTGAGCGGGCGTAAGGATCTGGCCCTGACTTTGCAGCTGCTTGCCGATCCGCTCGATGCCTTCTGCGCCCTTCGACAGGAAGGGAACGAGATCAGGTCCAACCCGGCGCCCGAACAGTTCGACGGCGCGCGCCGCCCGATCTGCGGGATCCGGGATCGCCGCTATCTGATCTGCGACTTCCTTGAAGATCTCGATGGGGTCACGCGCTTTGCCACCGGCTAGCGTGAGAGCAATTCCGTACCGCTCGAAGGCGCCACCAGCATCGGAGACCCGCTCCCGCAGATCTCGGTAGTGCTGGTTCATTTCCTCGAGCGAATGTGAACCTGAACGAGCAAACTTGACGTTGGCTTTGTCCGCATCGATCAGAGCGCGTTGCACCTCGCTAGCTTGGGATGCAATGACCGCAAACGCTTGTCCGAGCTGCTCCTCCTCGCCGCCGAGCTTGCCCGCTGCCGCGGCGAATTCTTGATAGGCGGTGGTCGAGACGCCGGCGGCCAGAGCATTGTTGCGTATCTCGCTGGCGGTGCTGGAGGCGGATTTCGCAAGAACAAACAAAGTTGCGGGCAGTGCCGCAAGTGCTCCGGTCGTCTTGAGCACCTCGCCAACTGCGTTCCGGAACGCGCCGGCCACTGACGTGACGCCAAAATTGAGATTGGTGAATTGCGTCGAGCCCGCCGCGACGGCCGAGCCGACTCCGCGCATCGCCGTTCCGGTCGCCAGTACGACGTTGGCGAGCGCTGCTCCGGCGCGCTGCGCGCCCGACATCGCGCTCGTGGCATTTCCAACCTGGTCTCCTAGCCCCCGAGCCGCCGAGCGGGCCGCACCGAACGCGCCACTCGCATTCGAGACGCGAAGGCGCATAGCGTCGATGGAGGTGCCGGCGCGGGCGGCGGCGGTGTCCACCGCGCCGAACGGCTTCTCGAGCTTGACGTTCTCCCCTGCAGCCTGGACCTGGGCGAACGCCTCTTGGCCGACCCTGCCAATTTGCGAGAGTGCCTGCTTGATCTGCTCCGCACCCTCGAGCGCGATGCGTTGCGTGATCGTCGAACCGGCCATCAATCAGTCCTAAGGTGCTTAGCGTACAGAGCGGGTAGCTGCGCCGCTGCTTGCTGTGCGGCACCCTTGATGTCGAAGCGTTTTGCGATCGTCGCGGTGGAAATTCCGACGTAGAGCGGTTTGCGACCAAGGCTATCGGCAGCGCGCCGGCGGCTGCGCTTAGCGCGGTACTTTGCGAACAGGAGCGGTGGCGCACCCGGGCGCTGAACAGAAACAAGCGGCCCGACCGAGCGGACATATTGCGACGGCGTCATCGGTCGTCCACGTCGGACCGGCACATTACCAAGCGGCAGCCAGAGGAGGGGCTCTCCGCGAACGACCGCGCCTTCCTCAAACACGCCGGCATAGCGGATCTTGTGAAAGATGAATGCCGCCGGGCGCATGCTGTCGCCTCGGGCCGGATAAATGTTTACGCGTAGGGCGTTCTGCCATTTGCGCGAGAAGCCGGCCGACGCGATGCTGGAACGCCCAGCACGCTTGGCGAGGTCGCCAGCGTCTTTCATCGCGGCGGTCGCCGCTTTCGCGATCGGCTTCTGCAGTTCCCGCGCGATCACGTCGACGAAGCCTTTGGCGACGTCGGTGAGGCTGAAGCGCATCGGGCTGGGTCAGTCGCGGTGCATTTGATCGAGTTGACGTTTCACTTCACGCGGTTCGCCGCGGGCGGCGAGCGCCGCAAGGGCGAGGTTCTCGGCCGCTTCCCGCTGACGCCGGCGTCGCGCGAAATAGAGAGAGGCCGCAATTTGACGCGGTGTCATGGCCCAGACGTCGGCCGGCGGGTAGTTCGCGCCAATCAGGGCGTCGACGGCTGCGGCGACGTCGAAGCCGGCGCCGTATTGGATTGAGCGGCGTCGAGGTCGAGATTGGCCCCGAGTGCCGTCAGCTTGGCGACGAAAGGGCCAAGGCCTTTCGGCAGGGTCAGGCGCAGGATCGCGCCCAGGAAATCTGCTTGCGCATCAAGCGACAGCCTGCCTGCTACGGCTTCGGCCTTCTCATCACCCGGATACCCGCACCCCGCGGCGATGATCGCCGCAACCGCATCTCCCCCGATAGCCATCAGCTGCGCCGTTTCGACGTCTTGGCCGGTCATCAGCTTGCGGAGATCAGGGAAGCGGCCGAGCAAGTAAGCCAGTCCGCTCGCGGACACGCCGTGCACTGAAACAGGCGCGCCTTGAGCGTCGACCGTCTCGGCACTCGGGGCGATGTCAACTAGTCCAACCATATCGATACCTCGAGATATTGCATCGTTTCGATCTTGCGGTCCGGGGGAATAAGGGCGCAGGATCGGCCATCACCGGCAGTGCCCCGTCCGAGGCGCCGGTGGCTGAGAGACCGGTCGCGCTCCCGCCCCAAAGATCAACAGAGCGTGCAGCTATGGGCGCAATCCTTCGCCATGTTCCAGAATCCGTAGCGTTCGAACCCCAGGCGATTTCTGCGATGTCGCAGGCGCTTGAGGACGCATGCAACGCGCTTCAGATCTTCGCTGGCGACCAACATGGGCGCGAAGTCATCGCGCTACGCATCATCGACTTGGCGCGCAGCGGCGTCATCGACGCAAACGCTTTGCGCGACCGCGTCCTGCTCGAAGCGCGATCCGCGGCATGAGGACCACGAAAGTGATCCGACGTTAGATCTCAGCTATCCGCTACTACGGGGTGACGACCTGTTCGCGTACCGTCCATGTGCCGAACTTGCCGAGCGCGTCGGCGAGCGCCTCTCCCTCGATCTCGATGTTGCCCCACTCGTCCGAAATCGGATTGAGGCTCTTGCCGGGCTTGAAAGCGACCTTCAGGAGATGAATGTCCATCTGCGGGCCTACTTCATTCGTGCCCTCGTATTTGAGTTCGCCTTCGAATGAGTTGCGCGAGTAGATGTCGATCACCTTGTTACCATCGACGTCGGTGCTGATATCACCGAGCAGGGCCATCGCGAGGTTGTCGGCGGTCCACTCGTCCATGACGAGGCGGACGGTCAGCTTCTTCTCGGTGACGACCTCCTTGTCCTTCTTCTTGACGCCCTCGCGCGAGGAGAAGTGCTCAAGCGTGGTCAGGTTGGGCGTCGTTTCGAGCTCGGTCACATTGCCAAGGTCGCGGAACGCTCCTGCACCGGTCGCCTTGAAGCTTAGCTTGCCTTTGCCGACGTAATAATTGTCGATCGAAGGAGATGCGGGCATCTAATGCCTCCTTGAGTGTCGGTCAGAGCTGGCCGGGGCGGAGCACGTAGGCGAATGCGAAATGCACGCCCATGGAGCCTTCCATCGAGCGGCCATGTCCCAGATGCGTGCTGCAGCCGACGTAACCGGCGGCCGTTCGGCCCGGTAAATGTTGCGAGCTGCACGTCGGTGAGAACCGCTTTGATGAACTTCGCGCGCATTTCGTTGAGGGCTGTGCCGATGTGCTCGGGTGTCCCACCGAGTAGGATCAAGCCTCGGGCGACATCTCGATGATGTTGGGAGCCCGGCCGCCGTATCCTTGCTCGTTGGCGCGTTCATCTGCGGTCTCGTCCGCGTCAAAGACCACGATCGCCGGCCGGGCCCGTTCTGAGATTTCATCTTGGTTGCGGACCGAGGTCTTGATACCGGGCAGACCGGCGGCAATCTCGACGAGCCGCACCAGGATGGCTTCGCGTTTGTCCATCGGGCCGTGCTCATAGGGCGCGCGACCAGGCGCGTCGTGTCGGCTTGCAGCTCACCAAGGCCCTTGAATTTAAGTCTGGTTTCTAAGGACCGCGGACGTGCGTGGCCATGTGGTCTCGACCGCCTCGGTAGCGATAGGCCGGAGCAGACGTCAGCGAGCTTACGTCTTTACTCGCGTGGCACGGGTGGGCAGAAAAAGAAGATGACGCAATCTTTTCAAATCATACAACGCACGCGATCACGCCGCGCGGTTTGCGTTCGTTGAGAGGCTGGCGTGAGTGATCGACACGGTTGTGCCTTTAGGGCTGGCCAAAGTTTCAATCTGGGCACCGAGCTGCTGCGCGAGCGCTTTGACGATGCCCGTGCCGAGCCCAGTTTTTGGTCGAGCAAAGACGCCCTCCGGTTTGCCAATCCCATCGTCAGCGACCGAAAGCTTCCAATTCGTCCCGGCCGCATCATAGGCGACGGTGATCTGACCTTCGACTTTGTCATCGGGGAATGCATGCTTCAAAGCGTTCATGACGAGTTCAGTTACGATCAAGCCGAGACTCTCGGCCTGACGGGAGGTAGTGCTGCCTCCCTCGCCAATAACTTTCAGTGAGATCGGCCGAGTGTCACCTATCATCGAGGTCGCAAGGGCCTCGCACAACCCGGAGAGGAAAGGAGCAACTTCGATTGACCCGCTGGCCCCGGATGCATGGAGGTGTTTCTGCACGGCAGCGACGGACACTAGGCGCTTGTGTGTGTCCAGCAGATGAAGACGCGTATCTTCCGACTCCACCGCGCGCGCCTTTAACAGGATAATGCTTGCGATGATTTGGAGGCTGTTGGCAATTCGGTGCTGCAGTTCCTCCAACAGCATGTCCTTCTGCCGCAACAACTCCTCCTTTTCACGCTCTAGCATGCGCCTCTCGGTGACATCTTCCATGCTGAGCAGAATGGTTGTGCCGGCACCTCCCTTGTAGAATACTTGGCGGGCGTTCAAGCACATCGTGCGGTGGCCGAGTCCGGGAAACTCATGGTCGACCTCATAGCCTTCCATCACGCCATGCTCGGGCAGGATTTTTTCCAGCAGCACCCGAAGCTTTAGAATGTTCCATTGCCCGTCGCCCAATGCGTAGAGAAATCTGCCTTGGGTGTCCCCGGGGCGAACTTTGAATGCCGAATAGAAGGAGCGGCTCGCGGCGATCACGCGGAGCTCATTGTCGAGCACAAGTACGGGCTCGCGGACAGTGTCGACAATGCCCTCAGCGAGCGCCCACGCGTCTTCAATGGCTGTGGACTGATCCCTGAAGCTGGTCGAAGGCATAAGAACCATAAGAACACTGCGGTTTCCGCGCCCGGGCCCCTCGGGGCAGCGCCCCCAAGGTTACCGCCTATACCCTGGTCAAGACAATGCCAAATTGCTCACATTGAGAAAGTCTGCTGTAGCGGCTGCCGGCTTGCGGCGTACACAAGCGCTTTAAATTCAGGTCTGCTTTTGAGGTGTTTCGGAAGCAGGTTGGAGTGTGTCCTTCGTTGACCCTTGAGCAATCGATGCCTCTCGAAGCGGCCAACGCATCGAAAAACGATTTGACTCTCACCCTTAAGGGCTTGCTACCTGCTCGCGCACCGTCCATGTGCCGAACTTGCCGAGCGCGTCGGCGAGCGCCTCTCCCTCGATCTCGATGTTGCCCCACTCGTCCGAAATCGGATTGAGGCTCTTGCCGGGCTTGAAGGCGACTTTCAGCAGATGAATGTCCATCTGCGGGCCGACTTCGTTCGTGCCCTCGTATTTGAGTTCGCCCTCGAATGAGTTGCGCGAGAAGATATCGATCACCGAATTGCCGTCGGTGTCCACGGACACATCGCCTAGCAGGGCCATCGCAAGATTGTCGGCGGTCCACTCGTCCATGACGAGGCGGACGGTCAGTTTTTTCTCGGTGACGACTTCCTTATCCTTCTTCTTGACGCCCTCGCGCGAGGAGAAGTGCTACAGCGTCGTCAGGTTTGGCGTCGTCTCAAGTTCGGTCACGTTGCCGAGATCGCGGAATGCTCCTGAGCCGGCCGCCTTAAAGCTGAGCTTGCCTTTGCCGACGTAGTAGTTGTCGGTCGAAGGGGAAACGGGCATCCGTGTGCCTCCTCACTGCTAAGTCAGAGTTGATCGGGTCGCAGCACATAGGCGAATGCGAAATGCACACCCATGGAGCCTTCCATAGAGCGGCCATGTCCCAGATGCGTGCTGCAGCCGACGTACCGCACGCGACCGTTCGTCCCGGTGAGAGCCGCAAGCTGCGCGTCGGAAAGAACCGCCTTCACGAACTTCGCGCGCATCTCGTTGAGGGCCGTGCCGATGCTCTCAGGTGTCCCACCGAGAAGGATCAAAGTCTCGGGTGACATCTCAATGATGTTGGGAGCCCGGCCGCCGTGTCCCTGTTCATTGGCTCTTTCGTCTGCGGTCTCGTCCGCGTCAAAGATCACGATCGCCGGCCGCGCGCGTTCGGAGATTTCGTCCTGGTTGCGAACCGCGGTCCTGATACCGGGCAAACCGGCGGCAATCTCGACGAGCCGCACCAGGATGGCTTCGCGTTTGTCCATCAGTCGTCTTGCATCAGGATCAGGCGAACGTCGGCCTCGTTCTCGATGAGGCTCTTGATGCGCCAGGTCGTGCCAGCCAGCGCCAGTCGTCCATCGACCAGATCGTCCAACGCGATGCCGGCGGCCGCCAGCGTCGTGCGGCGGACATCGGCAGCCGGCCGGATAGTCTGAACGCCAATCGCGCCGTCGTCTTGGACGGTGACGCCTTTGGTGTAGTCGACCACGACGAACTCGTAGGCGATCGGCCCGATCGTCAGCACGGCCGGCTTCCCGAACGTGTCGTACACCGGGCCAAGCACCAAAGCGTCGAAGTCGATCACGGCTCAGTTGCTGGTCAGGATCTTGACGGCCAGGCGGGGCCGCTTGTTGACCGGCAGCGGCGAGGCCTCGGTTTTCACGTCGATGGCACTCCCGTCCTGCCGTGCGATCTGGCGGGCGTACATCGGGAGACCCATCGTGTTGACGGTTTCGATCAGGTTGGCGGGCGCACCGTAGGTCACGAACGTGTCCTGCGTGCCCAGCGGGAACACGATGCCTTCGCCCGCCGGCACCAGGGTTTCGGTCGCGCCGGTCGCGAGCGTGACGGTGGCGTTGTATTCCTCGAACACGAGACCCGCGAATGGGAAGCGGCGTCGGGTATCCTCCCGCAACGGCTGTGCGCCGGTCGTGGAATAATACTTGTAGGCCTCTTCCACCTTCGCGTGGCCAATGAGCTTGTCGAAGAACGTCGGGCTGACCAGCGCCAAGATGCCGTTCATGGTCTCGCCCTTGAGCTCGGTCTCGACGTTGCGGAGCACCTCGCGGCACTTGGCCTGCACATTGGTGCCCGCGGTTCCAAGGACGAAGTCCACGGTGATTTGCGAGAGCCCAAACTCAGCGAAGTAATCGTAAAGTGCAAAGCCGGCACCGTCCTTCACGACGCCTCGCAGGGCATTGATCTCCATGTACTCTCGGGTCTGCGCATGCTTGGCGCGCATGCGGGTCAGCTTGCGCTCCATCACGGTCGTCAGCGGGTCGGCGGCGTCCGCGACACCGAAACCCCGGATGCCCTGAATGTCCTGTGGCGTGATGATGTCGTCGTGCGGGATCCACGGGACGCTGAACGAGCGGGTGGAGCGCGAGGTGCGGTTCGCCACCGTGGCGGGCGCGCCCAGCGGGACGGTGGGCAAGAGGTCGAGGACCCCCTCAGCTTGCTCGATCATGACGCTGCGCTGCGTCACGCCCTCGAAGCGGAACAGCCCTAGTTCGCCCAAGCGCGTGTAGATGTTGGGCAAGATGTTGATGGCGGTTGTCATTTCGGTGAGCGTATAACCGCTCGCGTCGAAAGGATTGATGATAGCGGTCATGAGGTCTCCCGAAAATGGAAAGGGCCTCGTCGGAGGATCCGGCGAGGCCCACGGTTACGGCGATCGATGGGTGAGTGATCAGGCGGCGTCGCGCGGGACGATCCCGGCCGCGGCGAGCTGAACGTGTTTGGCGGTCCTCTCGGCGGAGAGATCCACCGAGGCGTCGAAGACAAGCGCCGCCTTTGACACGATGGCGGGACCACGGCCGACCACCAGGCCGGTCTTGTCACCACCCGTAGCGTCGACGGCCTCGAGCAAAACCACTGAGGCGCTCTCCGCGCCCTCGTCGCCGGCGACCTGAGCTGCCGGGGACAGGCGGTACTTGCTGGACGCCGTAATCTTGCCCAGCACTGAACCCAGTAGGTAGGCGGTGCCGGCCTTCAGCGTGATCGTCTCGCGGCAGAAGTTGCCGTTCAGTTCGTACTTGAGCAGGTCGCCGAGACTGGGCGACATCGTGAGAACAGGCATTAGGTGCTCCTGAATGGTGTGAGGGGGCTCAGGTGCGCGCCGCCGCTGCACGCTGACGTGCACGGCGCACGATGGCGCTTTCATTGATGGCTGGCGCCGATGGCGCCGCCGCAATCACGGTGATCGCCTCGGCGCGTGAGGCGAGCGTGTCGAGCACCGTGCGACGCAGCGCCTCGGCCGAGATGCCCTTGCGCATCGCATCTGCGGCGTCGACGGTAACGCCGAGCCTTGCAGATTGAGCAGTGAGCGACGCGATATCGGCGTACTCGCTCCGCAAGGCATCGGCCGGATCAATCTCGGGATCGGGGCTCGGGTCAGGAGCTGCAGGGGGCTGGACCGGTGCGGGAGCAGAATCTGTCTGCTCGCAGACAGCTGCCGCAGGCAGCACGGCTGGCGCCGCGGCCGAAACCTCCGTCTCACTTACGTTCGTCGTCATCACTGTGCTCCTTGGTGCGATTTGAACCGGTGCCGTGTAGGTGAGCGCGGCATCGAGATCGGCCGCCATCTCGGCCGCCGCGAGATCGAGCGTTCCCAGCCGATCGGCGAATCCGGCCCGGATTGCCAATTCGCCTCGATAGGTCGCGGCCTGCGTTCCGCGCACGGCCGCAACGGTCAGATCGCGATTGGCAGCGACCAGCGTGCAGAATTCTTCATAGAGGCGGTCGACATCGGCTTGGATCGTGTCGCGCGCCCGCTGCGAGAGCGGCTCATGGGCGTTGCCGTCGACCTTCTGTTGTCCCGCAAAGATAAAGCTCCAGGCGAACCCGGTTTGGGCGTCCGCGCCGCTTTCATCCAAGTGAGCCGCAACAACACCGACTGAGCCAATCTCGCCGGTCTGGGTCACATAGATGCGGTCTGCCGCCGAGGCGATCGCATAGGCGGCGGACAGCGCGTCCTCATTGGCGACCGCCCACAGAGGCTTGCTGGCGCTTCCCTTGAGTGCACCGATCCGCGCGACCAGGTCGAAGAGACCGCCCACCTCGCCGCCCGGGGAATCCACGTCGAGGATGATGCCGCGAACCAATGGATCGGCCATTGCGGTTTCAATCGCATCGCCGACAGCGCCGTAGGCGAGTAGCCCGCTTGAGGAATCCAAGTAGCCCGAGCGTGCGACGAGCGTTCCGACCACCGAGACGACCGCGATGCCCTCAGCCGTGATTACGATCTGCTCCGCAGGCTCCGGATCGGTCTCGCGCGGCAAAAGCACGCCGCCCGTCAAGCGAGGCGCGAGCACGCCGAGGATGATGTCGAGCTTGCCGCGGGAAATCAGCAACGGCGTGCCGAACACGCGTGCCACGAGATGCGGAAGGTTCATCAGAGTTGCAAGCCTACGAGGGACAATCAGGGAGAGCCGCCCAGCTTGCCGTTCTGAACGGCCGTCAAAGCTGATTTCACGTCTGGCCACGTTGCTGGAGCGCTTCGCGTCCGATTGGATGAGCGGCGATTGGGAGAGATCATGACAAAGGCGACGTACCTGACCACGCACTTGCGCGAGTCTGCTCCGTACCTGAAGGATGCCGGTTGGCGCGAAAGCGCAAAGTTGCTACTTTTGGCTGCCGACGAGATCGAAGCATTGCGAGCACGTGTTCAGAATCTCGAAGAGATGCGCACCGCGTCGAGCGCGATCGTTTCCCCCACGAGTCGAACCGCATCACTCGGTCGGCTCCTGAACCATTTCGGAGCTGGCACGCGCGGCGGCCATCAGTCCGCCAGCGTCCCCGAAAATTAGGCCAAGCTGCTTCTCGCGAGCCTTGTCGGCCGCGATCTCGCCATCGACCTGGTCGGCGTCGTACCCACGTTCCGCGAGCGCCTGCGTGCGGCTCTTGAGGCCTGCATCGATCTGCTCGATCTCGGCGCGTGCGTCTTTGAGCGGGTCGACCCAGTCCCATTTGGGCGGAAGCCAGCCACAAGCTAAGTATTGCCGTCGCCGCTGATCGTAATCGGGAATCGTCAGCGCGCCGGCCAGCACCGCGGTATCCATCCAGCGCGCCCAGACCTGCCGGCACAGCTGCCAGACAATGACGGCATGCTGATAGGCCTCAATGCGCCGACGGAATTCCAGCAGAGCCAGGCGCGAGTTCGAATAATTCGCCTTCAGCATGTCGTTCGACAGATACGCGTACGGCACGCCGAGGGCCGCCGAGACCTGCAGCAGCGTGCGGTACTGAAACGGCTCATAGGTCTGGCCGACGTCCGCCGGCGCCGAGGTTTGCACCTCTTCGCCAGGCTCGAGCATGGTGATCTGGCCAGGTTGCAGATCGATCGTGCGCTCGTCATTCTCGTCGCGTCCTTCGACGGCATCGAGAGGTTCGGTCGGCGCCGGCGTGGTGATGAATAGAGCGTGCATCGCCGCGACCTTCTTCCGGTCGAGTTCCGCGTCGTCATATTGGTCGAGCAGGAACAACTTCACGATGCCGGCTGCGAAGCGCGAGACGCCGCGCAACTGTCCGGCGTCGACCGGATCGATGACGTGTACCACCTCGAACGCCGGCACACGGACGATCTCGCCCGCAACGCCAAGATCAGTGATATCGCCCGGATGGCGGCGCAGAAAATGGTACGCGACGCGCCGACCAATCGCATCGAACTCGATGCCTTGCCGGATCACATTGCCGTTCGCCAGTACCTCATTGCGGTTGAGCGGCAGCATCTCCGAAGGGAGCATCTGCAGCTGCAGCGGTACCGACAGTCCGTCTTGCGGACGGCGCGGGCGGAAACGGAAGAACACCTCGCCAGCAATGAACACCTCACGCGCGGCTCGCCTTTCCAACCCGTAGAAGTCCGTGAACCCTTCGGCGTCTGCCTCGTCGGTCCAGTCGAGCCAGAGCTGTAGGATCCCCGCCTTAAGTGCCGGATCCTTGATCAACGAGGACGGCTTGATGCCGGCGCCGACCACGTTGCCGGCCCAGCTTTCGATCGCGTTTGCCGCATAGCCATTGTTGCGAACCAGCCAGCGGGCTCGTGCCGTGACATCGGGTCCGGCAGCCGCGATCAGCGTGTTGAGGTGCGCTCGCGTCGGCTGAAACCCTTTAAGCCGACGGTTCGCGAGCCCCGCCTCGAACCCGCCAATGAACGCTCCGACACGGCGCCGGAGATGTTTCATCGAAGCGAGCACGTACGTTACAGGCCCTTGCTGGCGGAGGTGAGTATTCTGCGGCGACGGCCGCCCTCGGTGGCCGTCGCAATCCGCCGTTCCAAATCCGTGAGAGCAGACGCCATCTCGGCATCGGTCGCGTAGGTCACCCGCTTGCCTTCGATCTCCACGGTGCGCACGCCGCGGAAGCGCGCTGCGAGCAACGCGTCGCGTTGCGCGGTCAACTCTTCGAGGGTCATTGCTTATAGGCCAGTCGAATTCACCGGGCTTACGCCCCGGGCCAAGGCTTCGAATTCATGTCCGGTTTGGACGAACTGCGGCAATCGCACTGCAACATGGGACTGGTCGGATCGGTACTGAATGACCCGAAGCGGTCCTCGCGTCGTGAAGCTGACGAAAGACGCGAGCAGTCAAAACCCGTCGCGAACACACGACAATGATATTGCGCCCATTGACGCGCGTTGCCACAAAATCCAGCATGGCATGATGCAGTCCGAGATCAAGCCGGCCACAATCTTTCGTCACGCCTATGGCGTCTATCCGCCTTTGGCGATGCTCGCGGGCATGCAGCTCGACGTCTTCACGCCGCTCAAGGGCGGGCCGATGATGGCGACCGCGCTGGCGGATGAGATCGGCGCGAATGCCGCAAGGCTCCGGCCGCTGCTCTACGCGCTGGTCCACGCCGAGCTGCTCACGGTCGACGGCGACCGTTTCGCCAACACACCGGAAGCCGATCTCTATCTTGTGCGGGGCCGCGCGACCTACATGGGAAGCGCGCATGAACTCTACTCAGACCTGTGGAGTGCGACGCTTACGGTGGCTCAGTCTATTCGTGCAGGCGCCCCGCAGCACAAACACGATTTCGCAGCGATGTCGGATGATGAGCTTGCCGCCTTCTTTCGTGGCCTACATGCTGGCGCGCTCGCAACCGGTCGGCAGTTAGCCACGACCTTCCACTTCGACAGGTTCCGAGACCTCCTTGACGTTGGTGGGGGCTCCGGGGGGGTCGCCATCGCGGCGTGCCAGACCTGCCCAAACCTCAAGGCAACGGTTGTTGAACTGCCGCGAGTAGCCCGTATCGCACAGGTCCTCGTTAACGAGTCAAAGCTCGCGACCCGTGTGCAGGTCCAGGTGGCCGATATCCTGGAGTGCGGGCCCAACGGCCGCTTCGACGTGGCGGTGCTGCGTTTCCTCATTCAGGTGCTGGCGCCGGACCAAGCACGCGCTGCGTTGCTCAATGTCGGGGCGGCAATGGAGCCCGGTGGTGCTCTCTTTATCGTGGGCCACGTGCTGGACAACAGCCGCCTCAACCCCGCAGCTGCCGTTGGAATGAACCTCGCGTTCGTCAGCATCTACGATGACGGGCAAGCGTACACCGAGCAGGAACACCGTGACTGGCTTGCCGAGGCTGGTTTCGATGACATCGATGTTCAGTATGGGGCCGCACCGAACGGCGCGAGCATCGTAACCGCGCGAAAAAGGAACTGACCCGCGCGCAAGCGGCTGTCCGGTAATGTCTTCTCCTCGGGCAAAGGAAGCGTGTGGGGCGTCCTTAAAGAAAGATGGGACGCGCATCTGACAAGGCGGCGTGTCTGAAGCTTCGGGAGCCCGGTGCGGTTGGCGCCGCGCTTTCCGTTCATGGCGCGAAATGTCCGCACCTGGCCGCGAGCAACTGCCGAGAAAGGTCATACCTGGCTGAACTTGTGCATCCCACACCCCTTAAATGCGGTCTGGCCGCCTGCTGACCGCGCCGGCAAGTTTACCCTCGCCTTTTAATCTTAACTTTCCCGGGCTGCTGACAAGAACCGCAGCGACGGACGTGGACGCTGGTCGAGAGTATCGCGAAGCGAAGCGCGAACGCCCCTTTCGAGGGCCGTCATCCGGCAAAGGCCGTTCTCCGCTCGGTTCGCGCCAAGATGAGCGCAACATCGTCAGGTTACTCTAAAGAGTCGAGCGAATGTCATCTGTTCGGGACCTCGATCGATCGGACCAAGCCTGCAGTTCTGCCAATGTGTTAGAAAGTTCTTCTCTGCCACGGCAGCTCATGGCCCGTTTCAACCGTTCGCGGCAACGCAGCATGACTTCCGGAGTCGGGGGTTAAGCCGACATAGCGGGCACATCGCAAATCGGTCGAGTTTGACCCGGAACGGACCTTGAGCACCTTTTCCACGAAGGCTCCAACTGATAGTTTGAATTGTATAATTTCGTCCAATCGCTCATTTGAAGTGAGGGCATCTTGCGATGGGAAACCCTACAGCCAGTTATCCCGCGATCCTTGACGTGCTCTCGACCGAGGCCGAGATCGAGAACGCGATTGGCAAGCCCAGTTCAAGGGTATTTGCCAAGGTCTTGAACGCTCTGGACGATATCTGCCGCGCTTTCATTGCCCGATCCCCGTTCGTTGTTGTGGCGTCCTCTGATTCTGCCGGAAACCTCGATGTTTCTCCCAAGGGAGACCCCGCCGGCTTCGTGCACGTGCTGGACGATCGGACTATTGCGATCCCTGAGCGCCCGGGGAATCGGCGTGCCGATACCTTTCGGAATGTGCTGCAGAATTCAAAGGTGGGATTGATCTTCGTGGTGCCCGATAAGGGTGAGACGCTGAGAGTCAGCGGCAGCGCGCGGATCGTGCGTGACGAATGGTTGCGTGAGCGAATGAAGGTGGCCGATCGTTTGCCGGAACTGGCTCTGGTGGTGACTGTGGAAGAGGCCTTCCTTCATTGTACCAAATGCATGGTTCGATCACGGATGTGGAAGCCTGAGACGTGGAATCCCGAAGGGCTGGCCTCGATCGGGGAAGCCATGGTCGTCCACGGGCATCTTGATCTCTCGGTCGCCGAGATGCGGGCTATTGCTGAAAATGATGAGCAAACGCGTCTGTATTAAAGTCCAAATGATCCCCCTTTGGAATTGGCCGCGTTTTTCTGGCGACCGATACTGCTTTTGGCCCTTCGCTACATATTGCGCCGCACCCGATCTCTCCAAAATCCTCTGACGCTCTTGGGTTAAAAGCGGAAGTAAACTGCGGCATCAGCTCAAGTAGCTCGACCGAAACACGCGTCGCGCGCGCGACTCAGGTCGGCGCCGCACAACGCCAGCGACGATTTCGGGACCAGTATCGTTTGGCTCTTGATCAGGCGTCGCCGCCGAACCGACTTGACGTTCGAGGTCGCGCCACATTGCCTCGGTCCAACGGTCGGCACCTGCGATCCAGGCCGCGGCGCGCGCATAGACGCGGCAGTCGAGCGCTTCGTTGCGCTCGCGCAGCTTCTGCCATTCGAGCCGGCTGAAGCCGCGCTTGGTTTTGATCGTGACGAGTTGCTCGGAGACGAGCTGCTTGACCCATTCGGCTTCGGCCCCAGCAGGCAGGTGCACGTATCCGGCCGGCGCACGCGCGCCTTCGGCGGCCTCTTCATCCGTTGGCCTGGTGAGACGCAGGAAGCGGTAGGTCTCGCTCTTGAAGGTCGCGACCGCGATCGTCCAGAGCCGGGCACCGCGGCGGAGCTTCTTTCCGCCTTCGGTGACGTCGACGTGTGTTGGACCAGCGACCGGCGCTGAGCGGTTGAAGCCCTCGACGCCCTTGATCGGCGCGACCTGCGCGTGCCCCATCCGGCGCGCCCAGGCATAGACGGCGGGACTTTCGTAGCCGGTATCGATCGCGAGTTTCGCCAGACCGAGCTGCGTTCCACCGGCATGCAGCCACGTGCGACCGAGCAGGAGCGCAAGCCCGTCCCATGTCGCGGCGTGTTCGGGCCCGCCATCGATCACGATGTGGTCGACCAGCCAGCTTTCGAGTCCTCGCCCCCACGCCCAGATATCGACTTCGATGCGATCCTTCTGAACGTCGGCGCCGGCGGTCAGGAAGAGACCGCCATGGGGCACGGTTTCGATCTGCCAGTTTTCGCGACGTTCATAGAGACGCTGCCAGTCCGGCGCCTCGCCGGTCTCGATCCAGGTCTCTCCGAGCACACTATTCTTGAAGCTACGCTTGGCCTCGTCGGTGGTCGCGGCTTCCCATGCGCGTGCGATGTGCTCCCACGAAAACCATCCGACCGGCGAGTACAGCGCCGAAACGTGAAACCCGATCGTGCCGGGGTCGTGGGACAGGGCTGTCGCTCGCCATTCCCCTGCGGCAAGCATCGCGGTCTTGTGGTGTTCCTCGATCCGTCCGTCGCAGCACGCGCATATATAATGTGTGGTCTCTGGCCGGCCCTTCTCCCAGCGTAGCCGTTCGAACCTAAGCCATTGTTTCTCCTCACAATGCGGGCACGGGACGAAGAAACGCCGCTGGTCAGTCGTCTCGTATTCGCGCTCGATCCGCGACAGGCCATGAATCGTCGGCGTCGACCCCAGTAACACCTTGGACCGCCACGAGAATGTGCGGGTTCGGGCCTCGGCGAGCGCGACCGGATCGCCTTCCTCGTCGGCCGACGGCGGGTACGCGTCGACCTCGTCCAGAAACAGGTAGCGCGCCGGCATCGAGCGCAGGCCGACCGCGCTGTTGGCACCGGTGATGACCAGCAAACCGGCCGGGAACTCCTTCGACAGCACGGTGTTGCCGGCGTCGCGAGATCGCGCCGGCCGGACACGTTCTCGCAATGCCGGGCTCTCGCTGATCAGTGGATCGACGCGTTGGCGCGAGAAGCGCTTTGCGAGCTCTACAGTCGGCTGCACTGCGAGCATCGGCCCGGGCGCGTGGTGGATCACATAGCCGATCCAGTTGTTGCCGCCCTCTGTGAAGCCGACTTGCGCCGACTTCATCACCACGACGCGCCGCGTCGGGTTCATTGGCGAGAGCGCGTCGACGATCTCCCGGATGTAGGGAGTGCGGTCCGTCCGGTACCGACCGGGCTCCGCCGAGGCACGCGGGCTCAACAGCCGATGCCTGTCGGCCCACTCGGAAACGGTGAGCGCCGGGTCGGGCAGCAGCCCGGCGCGCCAAGCCTGGCTCAGCTCATCGGCGCCGTCGAACCCAAAGAGATCATCTGAGCTCAGCCCGGATCTCGGCGAGTTCGGCGAGGTGACCGCGGACATGCGTTTCTACGAGTTTTTGAACCGCATGGGCGTCCACGCCGAGATCGGCCGCGATGAGTGCGGCGACGCGCGCCGGCCAGTTGAGCCAAGAATCCCTTTCCTCGCGCGCCAGGCGGAAGATCATCGCAGTCGCCCGGGCACGATCGACGAGTTCTCCCTTCATGCGTTGTAGGCGCAGTCGCGCGAGGTGAGCCTTGGCGATCTCATGAGCGGTGCGCGCCTGGACGAACGTGACGTTCGACCCGGTCGGGAGCCCTTGCTCCTTGAGTGTCTCCCGCACCGAGCCGAGAGCGACGTCGGCGACGGGCTTAAGGTTTTCCGAGGCCGCACGCTTTGGCGCCGACTTGGCGCGACCAGGATCGGTCGAGCGTTGCCATGCGGCGTCCGCCTTAGCGGTTTCAATCGTGCCGTCTGACTCGACTGGGACGCGGCCAGCCTTGATGGCGCGCATCACCGCGACATGGCTGACGCCGCGGTGACGCGCATAAGCTCGGATCGAAAGTCCCATGGTGACTATCGCGCCCTATCCGCATCTGCGACGCGGTACGAGGCCGGGCATCGCGGCAGGAAGCAATCAGCGGCAGGCGCGCATGACCCGGCCCACGTAAGCGGGCGAGGGGTGACCGCCTATGCCGCTTTGATAGAGTCCGATTGATCCTGCCGTAAGTGCTCGATGCGCATAGCGGAAGCCGAACGTGAGGTTGGTACGTGGATCAAAAAGCAGCGACCGCGACCCCCGAAACCCAACGTCGCGCGCTGTGGCAAGCTTGATCTGCGTCAGGCCAACCTCACCGGCGCGGCCGACCATGTGAGGCCTGTAGCCACTTTCCGTACGCACAAGCCCGTGAGCCACACAGTCCGGAATCCCCGCCCGGGCCGCTACCTCGCTTACGAGATGGTGCAGGGCGAGACGCTGCTTGCGTAAGGCTCCGAGCACATCGAGTGCGGCGTTAGCCCGCGCCATGGATGGGTGAAGCGACAGCGCAACTGCGAGCGCCGCGCCGAGCAGAGCATGGGACATCAGGATTGCTCTCGTAGAAAAGCCCGCCGGTGGCGGGCGCTTTCAGTCAGGCGACGGACGGCACGATGGTGCGCGTCAGCGGCTCGATAATTCCATGATTGTTCAGAGGCGAACAAAGCAATCAAATGATCGCTCTATTCACTTGGCTTTTGCCGCACACCGAGCATGTATGGCTTCATCGAAAGCGGGAAACACGCCATGACGACACTTCCATCCAACAATACCGAATGGGGCTTCTGGGGAACTATTCGTCACCACGACGATCCAGCTCTGGCTTGGCCGATTGCGATCCAAGCCATTGCTGCGGCAACCGGCGCTCCTGTCAGCGCGGCGCGCGATTTCCTCGACAGCCAACACGGCCGCCATTTCGGAGACGACGTCGCGAACGGCCTCAGCCGCGGGCTCGCCTTGCCCGTAGCAGTCAACGCCGCGATCGAGCGCTGGCTGACCTGGACTATTGGCCGGCGATTGTCTCGCGAGACTGGCGTCCCTCGCGGGTTGCCCTACCTTGTCGGTTTCGTGACCGAATACGAGATTCTTGCCGAAGCAAACGCCTGAACCTTGATCGCCCTGCTAGCGCCCCGCGCTGCGAAAGCAGCCGGGGCTCCGGTCAGTAGAAGGGCCGCGATCATCGCGGTTCGCTACTGAGGAGCCCGATATGGCCAAGGCGAAATCCCGCAAGTCCCCTGCGAAGAAGCAGAAGCGCGCGACCGCGAGCAAAGCACCGGCCAAGCGCGCCGGTACTAAGCAGGCTCAACTGATCGCGATGCTTGAGCGTCCTGACGGCGCAACGATCGAGGAGATCGTCAAGAAGCTCGAATGGCAGTCGCACACGGTACGCGGCGCCATTGCGGGCGCGCTCAAGAAGCGGCTTAAGCTCAAAGTCGATTCGGAGAAGGTCGAGGGCCGAGGTCGCGTCTATCGTATCGCCGCCTAGTAGTTTTACGCTTTCGCGTCCGCAAGGTCTGACCGGTGGTAGCGTGCGTCGCGCTGCCGCCGGTGACTTGCCGCAATCCGAATCCCAAATTCTTGATATCCGAGCTATGCGCTCGCTGCCTGTAGCGCGGCCTCGGCTTTGTTTAGGCTCCCGGCTACCCTGTCAAAATCCCCGCGCAGTGCTTTAAGCGCCGTGCGCTCTTTTCCGATTTCGTTCGCGGTGCGGAAGCCCAGCCTCCGAAGGATTGGAACGGGCGGACACCACCCTTGGATGGCGTGTTGAAACAAAAATGCTGTCACGAGGGCCGATAGTGCGAACCATTTGCGATTGCCCATCGAGCCAAGGGCAACGCCAGTGAACGCGAGTGCGGATGCGTTGGCTTCGATCGCCCGCTCGATGTCCCATTCCTCGTCCAGCTCGCGCAGCCGGTGCGGAATGTCGTCCAGATGTGAACTGTAATAGCGGACCCGCCGCGCAATCTGGCGCTGAATCCGCTGGTTGATTTCCTTGCTGGTGTGCGCGGGGACCCGCTCGGTCGTGGTCGTCGACATGAGGGTCTCCTAACCGGCTTTATCGAGCTGTTTTCGAACAGTCGCGGCGGAATTGCCCACCTTATCAACGGCTTTTTGTAGCTCGTCTCGGGTAACGCCAAGCTCCTTGGTCCAGTATTTGACCTCGTAATCCTCACTCATATTGATTTTGCTGCGATCTGGCTGGCCGCGTTTGAGCTTGTTGTCAGACATGCCGGAACAACGTCGACCGCAAAATTCCGTTCCGGAACGGGGAACCGGAATCTTGCTTAGTGATTAGGTCCCGAACCGCTGTTCGGTCACGGCGTGCTCCGCAGTCCCCCCGGTCAAATTTTGCCAACGCTGCACGATCACGTCGACGTATTTCGGATCGAGTTCCACCAGCCGCGCGCGGCGGCCTGCTCGCTCCGCCGCGATCATCGTGGTACCCGAGCCGCCGAAGAGGTCGAGTACGATGTCGCGGCTCTTCGACGAGTTCCGGATGGCGCGCTCGACCAGCTCGATCGGCTTCATCGTCGGGTGCAAATCGTTCTTTGCAGGTTTGTCGATGAACCAGACGTCGCCCTGGTCGCGCGCGCCACACCAGTAGTGATCGACGCCGTCCTTCCAACCGTAGAGGATCGGCTCGTACTGACGCTGATAGTCGGAACGGCCAAGCGTGAAGGTGTTCTTGGCCCAGATCACGAAGGTCGACCACTTACCGCCGGCTTCTCGAAACGCCTTCTGCAGGACATCCAGTTCCGATGACGACATGCAGATGTAGATCGCGCCCTTCGTCATGCTGAGCATGTTGACGCTTGCGTCGTAGAGCAGCGCACCGAACTCGGCGCCGAGGGCATCATTCAAGATCGGTCGGCTTTTTCCCTTGCGCTTGTCCTTCGCGGAATTCGCGTAGTTCACATTGTAGGGCGGGTCGGTGAAGCACATGTCGGCCAACTCGCCGCCGAGCGCTGTCTCGACATCCGCCAGGACAGTGGCATCACCACACAAAACGCGATGCTCGCCGCAGATCCATAGGTCTCCGGGACGGCTGACTGCCTCCACGGGCAGTGGGGGCGCCTCATCGGCGTCCTCTGCTTCACCCCCGGCTTCCGCCAGCAGTCGGTCCAGGTCCTCATCATCGAAGCCGAGCATTCCCAGGTCGACGTTCTCGTCTCGGAGTGCGGTCAGCTCCGCGGCGAGCATCTCGTCATCCCAGCCGGCGTTCTCGGCGATCCGGTTGTCGGCGAGCATCAAGGCCCGCCGTTGCGTCGGCGATAGGTGCGACAGGACGATGACCGGCGCTTCGTTCATCCCAAGCTTGCGCGCCGCGAGAACGCGGCCGTGGCCAGCGACGATCACACCGTCGTCCCCGACAAGAACCGGATTCACGAACCCGAATTCGGCGATCGACCCGGCGATTTGCGCCACCTGCGCGTCCGAGTGCGTTCGTGCATTGCGGGCGTGCGGGATCAAGCGGTCGAGCGGCCAATGCTCGACCCTGTCGTCTGCGATAGATTGCATCGTTCGGGAGATCGATTCAGGTGATGAGAGAGTGTAGGCGGGGACGTTCAATTCAGGGCGAAGATGCCGCCATTCAGTGCCGTGGCAAACGCGGTCCACGCAGCATACGGAATGAACAGCAACGCTGATGTGCGATCCGTCCACCACGTGGTGGCGATGAATGCCAGATTGACCACCACCAGCAGCGTGACGATCGCGAGCGCAAAACCTATCTTGTGTGCTGAAAAGAAAATCGGCGTCCACATGAAGTTCAATGCGAGCTGAACCCACCACAGAAGCATCGCGACCGATCGCGGCCGAACGCGTGCCGTGCGCCAACCGGCAACCGCTATGAACACGTAGAGGAGTGTCCAAACCGGGCCGAACAACCAGCCCGGAGGCGTGAACTCAGGCTTTGCGAGTTCTGCGTACCAAGGTCCTGGCCTGTTGAGGAATCCAATTGCCCAACCACCTCCGACCACTAGGACGAGGAAGGCAACAATGAGGAGACGAGAACCAAGAGACCGCATGTTACCACTATGTGTACCAGCCCCGTTTCTGCGCAAGCCCAATAACGATGCGGGTTTCTCAGTCCCGGGGGTGGTAACTGGTAACTCAGATTTCGCGGGTGTCGGTAGCGAAGCGGCGCGCCATTGCCCCCCGCATTCAATTCTGAGCCAGGGAGGACCCGCGATTTGGTGTGGGGGTGTCAGTCACGACTCTCGCGACCATAACGAAATTCATAGCCATTCTTTCCGCTTTTGTCCGCGCGAAAAGTGTCCGCCAGACACTTTTCTATTTGCTACGCACCTTTGTCCTTGCGGACGTGATCGCCTCCCGTCGTGAGCACCGGGGCGACAGTGGCCGGCCGCTCAGACGGAATGCGATGACGCAAAGGCCGTAGAGCCAGCGTTCGTTTGCGGCAGACCGAACCAGGCCCACTTTCCAGCAGATCTCTTTCCAGCGTGCGCCAGTCGCGCGCAGCCAGACGATCTTTGCATCTGTCGGCTCCAACCAACGCAACCACTCCAACGCTTCCTCCATCCGTGTGATGGCGTCCGGCGCAGGTGGTCCCCGCCGAAGCCGTTCGGGCTCTCGGCCGATTAGATCGGCGAACTCGGCCATCATGGCGGGCCAGGTGTTGAAGTGTCCGGGAATGCGTACGTTAGGCAGTCGTTTCATCACGTCCGCGGCGTCAACGAAACGTTCTTCGATAAGCGAGGGTGTCCACTTGGTTTCGGTCATGGGGATGTCTTCTCGGCTCGGGTGCCATAGAGCTTGTCGCCAAGCTGGCGAATCATTTCCCGCTCCGGCCAGCTCAGCCGTTCGTCGTCTGCGCTCACCACCAGGATGTTTTGGTCATGCCAGCCGCAACGTTTGACGCGGTCAGGCGAAATCCTTTCGCCCCCGAACCCTCTTGGTCCCCACCTCATTGCTGTGTCTCCCTTGCGAGGAGGTCGGTGAGGGAGCCGATGATCGATGCTGGGGTCTTGCCATCTCCGAGGCGGCCCATGCTGCTTGCGAGAGCTGCCGGCTCCACGCCATGCTGAAGCAGCAGGGACAGTGCAACACACGCATCGTCCAGGATGGCATCCATCGCGGAGCCGACTTTCGCTCCATGGGTGAACACTTCCCCAATCCTGTCTCGTTCGATATCGAAACCGATTGTGACCGCGTAGGTTCGCCAGTCGTGGACAAGCTCCATCGTTGTGCTCGGTCGACGATCCGGGAGGCGCTCGCGTGTCATTGCACGCCTCCCTTGGTCTCGATCGCCCAAAGCAGGATTGCGATCGCGTCCGCTTCGTTGTCATCGGCCGGGTGATAACCACGTGCGCGGACAGCATTCACCACCGCGGCCTTGTCGGCATTGCCCTTGCCGGCAATGAATCGCTTGATCGTACCCACGGGCACGCCTTGGTAGGCGACCTTCTGTTGCTCGCACCACGCGGTCAGCGTGGCCATGAAGCCACCGTAGAGATGCGCCGCATCCGTCCCGGCGTGCCTTCGGACTTCCTCGAAGTAGATTGACGTTAATCCGGCATTCGCAGACACGCTGTTGAGCCAGCCGCGAAATCGCAGATACCGCATGCCACCGCCGTCGTAACGGCTCGGGCGGAACGAGACCGTGCCGCTTTCGATCTTGCGATCACCAGCGTGCATGGCCCATCCGGTCATTGTGCCAAGGTCGAGCGCAAGAACGCTCTTCCTAGCTTGGACGAGAGGCCTACCGTCCTGATGCGGAGGCAGGACGATCGGCATAGAAAGTTCGTTCGCGGCGCCAGAGGCGCGCGTAATTGTCGCGTTCATGATGATGTCCTGAGTTGAGTGAGGGTTCTGGCGCGCTGTCAGGCGCGCGATCCGGTCACATGTTCAGGTCGGGGAGGCGCGCGAACGCGGAACAGTCCGTGGCCACTGTGGCCACCGGCAAAATTCAGGTGGCCACACCTAACTGTTTGAAAGGAAAGGCGAGTAGCCACCTGTACCACTGTGACCACCTTCAAACATAAGATACTACGCGCGACCTTTCCTCGAATTGAGGAAACGTCATTCCCAAAATCTGCTGTTCTGCGGTGGCTCCGGTGGCCACAGTGGCACCTGGGCTGTCTCGTCAATGGGTTAGCTGTGGCCACCGCAAATTTCCGGGTGGCCACGGTGGCCCAAAACAGGGCTGCATGACGCGCGTCAGTGGCCACCGGAGCCACTGTGGCCACCGCGAAAAAGCCGGAAGACGGGGTTGGCGTCATCGTGCGTCCTCCATGCCGAGAGGCATGCTCTGCCAGGCGGATTGCCGTCCGAACTCTTGGCGCTTGAGCGCATAGGCGTCGATCCGCCCGATCTGGGGCACGTACCGGACGGACACACGTTTGGTGTCGGTCCGCTTTGCGAGCAGATCCCGGTCGCTCAAAGCCTTGACGATTTGCTGGGCCTTGAGCGTCTCGCCGCTCGCCTCTCGGATGCGCTGGACGGGCAGATAGATCGCTGCCTGGTCATACCAGGCGACCGCCTCGCGGTTGTTGAGCTTGCGGTCGAAGCCGTCGGAACCTGTGTCGACGGACTTTATGGTGACGTCCCACCGTTCCGCGATCCACGCTCGGATGTTCGCGATCGCCTGTTCGTCGGGCGTCAATGCATCGGCGTCAGAAGAGCGCGAGAACCGTTCCCAGCACCACTGCACGGTTCCCTCGAGATCGAGCGACCATGGCAGCAGGTCGAAATCTTGCGCGAGCTTTCCTGCGACCAGCGGCAGGGCGAGACAGGTCGCCGCCCGCAGGCGGGCCGAGTCCGCCTTGTCGCCGGCAATCGTGCGGGCTGCGTCGATGACGCTCTCGCGAAGCACATCCGGGTGCTGGTGTCGCTTCTCCTTGATGAGGCGGGCGACGAACGCCGGTCCGGCATGACCGTGATGCTTTCCGACCCCTGCGATCGCGCGCATGAGGTCGGGCGATACGTTGCGATCCACGTCGGTGACATCAACATCGACGATGCGCACCGCCATGCCGGCAATCCATGACGCGCCGTCGGCGCGGACCTTTTCCTCCAGCGAGCACTCGCTCGACAACACCGCGTAAGTCGACCAGGCGTACCGCTGTTTCAGCAGCGCACCCGCCGTCAGCCGCGCTTTGCCTTGTCCTCCGGCAATCGCGTAAATCAGCCGCGCGACGGCCCTGCCGTCGGCGTGCGCCAGTTCGTCGAGCGCGAGCACCGTGCCGGAAGCCGCTTGGGCAAAGACCTCGACGGCATTCTCGGTGGAGCGCATCGACTGCAATAAGCCGGCGCCGATAGATGGCGATGTCCAGGCCGAGACTGCTAACCGTTGTGCCGTCGTCTTTCCGCTCGATGAGAGGCCGGAGAGATTGATGCCGCAGCTGTCGAGGCCGGCTAGCGATTGCACCGCACCGGCGAAACCCGCCAGCACACCCAGCAAGAAATGCGGACAACCGGTCGCTTCGGCTGCCGCGGTGACGGCCTTCTTCCATCCTTCCAGCGTCCCCTTGGCAACAGTTCCGAAACGCGCCGCCGTCGCCAACTCGAGTTTCGCAGCATCTTCGCTGATCGAAGCGCCGCCGGGCGTAACGAAGAGCGGATAATCATTGCCCTCGACGCGGTGCCACCCGGGGCGTGAGACAACCAGGATCTCATCGTCAGGATCGGCAGCTTTGAGAATCTGGACGGCTAGGCTGTCGCCATCGCTCTCGGTGCGCAGGCCGGCCGCGAAGAGCGCACCTTTGATTTCGCTGGCGCCGACCCGGGCAAGCGAAGCCCGGTCGAAATCGACCGCGCGGACGCGCGTGTCCATTGCTTCGACATGGACACGTAATCCGAATGCCTCGTCGTGATCCATGTAGCGAAGCCGGGCAACAGGTCCAAATGGCGTCGCGACCATCTCCCAGCGATCACGACCAAGCTTGTCCTTGCCGGCGAGCTTGTAGAGCCGGACGGAGCCGTCCTTTGCTTTGCGATAATCGAGGAAGAGGTTTTCGAGACGCGGAAGCGGGTACAGTTGCTTTGTCTGGTCGATGGTTCCTTCCACCGGAGCGTCGACAATGGCCGCACCAAGCACGGGCGAAGCCGGCACGAATTCGGTGCACACGTTGAGTATGGCCTGCACGGCCGACGGGCCATCCGACGCCAAGACGTCGGCAAAGTCGGTGTCGACCTTCGGCGGCAGGGAAATCCAGACCCGCCGCCCTTCCGCGACGAGACGCTCAGCCAGGCGCTCGGCGGCCTTCAGCCCGGCGCCGTTTGCGTCGTGGTCGGCCGTGATCAGGACCTCCCGCAGTTCGGGGAGCAACTGACATTCCGCGAGGTGTCCGGCAGCGATTGCGGCCCAAACCGGAAGATCAGGACGCGCCGTACGGATTGCCAAGGCTGTCTCGATGCCCTCGGCGAGCACCACAAACGTGGTGACGGGGAACAAGCGGATCGTACCGCCGCGGATTGAGCCGACAGATTTCTTGGGGTTATCGAGCGCGGCTTTGTTAGGCGCGGCAGGATCAAGCCAGATCCGGTGCACGCCTACCGCATTCCCGGCGTGGTCGCGCACGATTGCGACGAGAGCTGGATACCCCGCGCGGGTCTGGAAGTGCGAAAGGTCAGGATGGAAAAGAAGATCCTGCGTATCGGTCGTAGCAAGGCCGCGACCGTGCAGGTAGGCCTCGGCATGCGTGCCAGGAAGTGGCAGGGCACGCGATAGGATGAACGCGATCTCGCGTTCGCTCGCACCCTCGGGTGCTTTCCGCGTCTCGATCGCGGATGGGCTCGGAGCACTGCCTGTCCCATGCTTGTAGCCGGCAAACTCGGCCGCCAACGCCAGGAATGCTCGCCCCTCGAGCCGTGATCCTTCCGAAATCGTTGACAGCGGCCCACCTCCGACATTGCCGTCGAAGTCGAACCAGTCGCCAGCGTGCGGACCCTTGAGGTGGATGACGCAGGAGCCCATCTTGCGCGGCGCGTCACCGCGGATATTGGCGAGGCGCAACACGTCGTCGACCTTGCGGCCGTTCGGGAACAGCCTCGGTGCCCAGGCGTGCGCGGTGCGCCGCAGCGCCGCGCTGAGCGCATCGAGGTCGATCGGCGTCTGGTCAAACTGTGGCGCTGCGTCGTTGAGGTCAATCATGCGCGGCCTCAATCGAGCAGCACGAGGCCGCGCTCGGCGCGCGTAATCGCGGTATAGAGCCAACGCGCTCGGTCTTCGGCGGTGCGACCGAGGCCGTCGTCGTAGATCACGATGTTCGGCCAGGATGAGCCCTGCGATTTGTGGCAGGTGATCGCCCAACCCCAGACGCATTCGACCGCCGTGCGTTTCTTGTGGTATTCGCGCCGCTCCCGTTCCGGGTCCGGCGATACGTGGTCGAGAAAGGGCCCGCGCCAGATCCGAAACCGCTCACTCTTACTGTTCGAACCGCCGCCGATCTGCTTGCCATCCTCGGATGTGATGGACGCTGTGAAGGCAATCTCGTCACCGTCGTCCTTGATGGCGTCGAGCGTGACGAACATCCCGTTCACAAGGCCGACGTCGTTGCGGTTCTTCAGGCAGATCAGCTTCTCGCCATTCCCGCCCGGAAACACCGCGTCGAACCCGGCCGCCCGCTTCATTCCGACATTGAGCTGGATGCGGGTCGCGTTCTTGCCGCAAATTACCTGGTCGGCGTTCAAGAGTTGCCGCGGCTCCAAATCGGTGCGGCGCATCTTCCATACGAAATCGTCGTGATGGCCGTAGGGTATCCACTTGCCCTCGCGCGCCAGCGTGGCAAGCCGCAGCACGGCGCTCTCGCCGGCCTGTCGGTGTACTTCGGTGAGCAGCACGTCGGGTGTTGGCGTATCGAATGCGCCTTCGCCTCGCACCGGCGGCAGCTGACCCGGATCGCCGAGCACCAACGTGGGCTTGCCGAATGCCAGGAGGTCGCGCGCCATGTCCTCGCCGACCATCGACACCTCGTCGAGCACCAGCAGCTTGCAATCGCGCACCGCAGATTCCGAGTTGAGGACGAAGCGTGGCTTGTGCGCGTCCTTGAGGCGAAGCTCGAGAGATCGGAGCCTAGCCTCTTCGAATAGGCGCTCCGCCATTCCGAACGCGCCCAGCTTGACGCGGATATCGGCCGCTTCCTTCTCGAGCTTCTCGATCTCCTGCGGCGTCGCCTCGGATACTCGGTAGATCAGCGAATGGATGGTCGAAGCGGTCGTTCCCTTGCGCGTCATCACAAGGGCAGCCTTCCCGGTGAAGGCCGCGTACAAAACTTCGCCCGGCCTCTCAATCGAAAGCCCAAGCTCGTCGATCGCGTATTTGACGATGGTCGACTTGCCGACACCGGCGTAGCCGAACACGCGGCAGACCTGCTGCTCCTTGGTGCGATTGGCATACCAGTCCTTGATAGTCGCAATCGCGGCGCGCTGCTTTTCCGAGAGTGCGATCGTCATGCGGCTGCTCCCAGCCGATGGCAGCGCCGCAGATACGGGCAGAACCGACAGACGTAATGCTCGGGATCATCCGAGATGCGCGGCAGCAACTCTCGGGACTCGACTGAGCGGATGATCGTGACGGCGCGATCCGACAGGGCTTGTGCTTCCGCCGCACCGTAGGCGATCAGCTCCGGATAGAAGCGCATGGTGTCGCGATCGAGCGCGAGGAAGAGGGTCGTCTCGATCTGCAGATAACCCATGTAGATCTGGATCTGTGCCCAATAGACTGGCTTCGACTTGCGGACGCCGCGCTTCACGGTGTCCTGCCAGGACTTGGAGGACAGCGCCTTGTGCTCGAACAGGATCGGATAAGGAACACCGAGATCCGGTCCGCTGACGATCACGCCGTCGATGTGGCCGCGGAAGCGTCCATTGGCCGTCGCGAAGCCGAATTGCGATCCGTCTCGTTTGTGACTGCGAAGATCGAAGCCGGCGAGCCGCAGCCAGCGGATCGTCATGTCCTCGAAGCGGTGACCGGCCTCGAACACGCGCAAGATGCGCCCGCTGAAGGCGGCATCGGGGTCGACTGGAGTGCCGCCATATTCGTAACAGAGCCGACGCGCGCATGGCTCCCCAATGCGGGAAGCACCAAGGTAAGCACGCGGCGGCGATGTATCGCGCTGCGCGGTGAGCGCGGTTTCCATGAGCTTGTCGAACTCGGCGGCTAGCGCGGCGCCAGCCGTCTGGCTTCCGTAGACGTAGCCAGATCCATGGTTCAGATCGATCATCACCAGGTCCTAGAAAGGGATGTCGTCGTTTAGCGCGAGGCGGCCCATGCCATTGCGGAAGCCGTCGACGCAGGCCTCGATGATCCGATCGATCTCGGCAGCGCTTCGCCCTTCGAAGGCCGGCATCAGGCCGAGTTCGGTGATGACCTCGGCAAATGGGCCCCGTGCCGCTTTGATGGCTTTGGTTTCGATTGCGGTTTTGTCGATCATTCCGTTCAGTCTCTTGGCAATGGCGCTGCCTACTTCCTGACAGCGGCGCGAGCAGAAGGCATAGGTCGGATGGCGATCCGGCCTCATGTGATGCGCGTAGTAGAAACCCCGTGATCCGCGCCCGCAGATGCGGCAGACTCTCACCCCAGGAGCAGTGTCGAGAGCCTCGGCGACTCGGACTCGTCGGGTGCCTCCGCGATCCGCCGCGATGCCAGCACGATCCAGCAGCTGTTCGCTGCCTCCGCGATGTTCTCCAGTTCCTTCGCGGTGAGGCTGCGGATCGGTCGGTCCAGACGAACGGACCCTTCGAGCCATGCGCCAACGGCCTTTGCGCATTCGCTTCTCACGTGATCGGCCCAAACATCCGAGGCGCTACGGTTCACCGGTCTAGGCGACGACATGGCTCACTCATTGAGCCACGCGGGCCCCGCACGTTGCGGTGCGACATGGGCCGCCGGTGCCGCCTGACCCTGCTGCCATGCGGGCGTTGCCGCGACAGGCGGCGTGTTTGCCGCTGCGGTGGCGGTACGCGGGGCGTTCGGCGACAGTCCGCCTGCCGGCGCCGCCGCGCTATGACTTTGCCAGGCAGGCCCCGTGTTGGCTTGGGCGGAAGCCTTGGGCGCGCGACGCTGACCGGGTCGGGGCGGGACGTCCTCGCCCTTCATCACCTTCGCCCATTCGGGAAGATCCGGTGTGACAGCAATGTCCAGCTGATTTTTGTCGCCGTAGTTGTCCGACTTCACGCCGACCTTCGCCACAAACACAATGCCGTCGAGAGACTTGAGGCTTGGAAGTGTGCGCTTCGCCTTCGCGTCGGCGCTCTCGTCTTTGGGATTGAGGCCGAGCGCGCTCTCGATCATGCCGCGGATCGTCCGCTTGGTGATGGACCACCCGAGCGAAACGCCCTTCTCGTCGACCTTGCCTCCGGAGACGGTGAGCAACTGCCAGAATTTGCGTCGGATGTGCGGGCCCTCAACGACCGTGAATTCGCAGTCGAGCGACAGGACGTCCGATCCAGGTTGGTTCGAGGCTTTGAGGAACCCCGCATCCATCGGTCCGGGCCCGTCGACGCCGCCTGGGCGAACCAGCATCGAGACCTTCACGAACGAACCGTCGGGGATGAGATCGGAAGAGCGCTGAGGCTCCGCGTCATTGAGATCAAACATGCGTTGTCCTCTCGATATGAAAGCGTTGGATTAGGCGGCTCTGCGGCTCGCAATGCCGCTGGCCTTGTTCAGGGCCGCCATCAGATCCGGCGGTTCGGTCGGATCGAGCATTCCGGAGCGGTCTTTGGCTGGAAGGCTCCACGGATTGCCGGACCGACACACAAGCCGTCGCATCGCGCCGCTGCTTGGGTTATGGCGCCAGGTCTCGCCCTCCGGATCGAAGAGCGAGAGCGTCATCACCTGATCGACGATACCGGGGAGTTCGCGTGCGACCTTTCCGCCTTCCATTTGCGGCTGGAATGACTCCCGGTTCGCCTCATCGACCACGCGTTCGAGAATGCCGACGAAGATGACGGTTCGCCCGGGTGCGTGCTGAAGATGTTTGAGGAGTGTGATCGTCTCTCGCGCGAGAAGACCATACGCACCGCGCATGTCGGGTTTGCCAGTGCGCTCGGAGATCGCTTCGGGCCGCCCCCTCGTCCAGGCTATCGCCTGTCGGGTTAGATCGGTGATCGAGTCAACAAACACATAGCGTTTCGTCGCGATCATCCGCGCAAGATCGGGGTATGATGTCAGGACATGGTCGTGATGCGCGGCCGAGAAAAACCCTTGCGAGTCCGCCGCCGGATCCACACCCCCGATGAGACACGCAACGTCCGCCGCGTCCTGGTACGTGCGGACCGGGATTGAGTCGCCGGGCCATCCTTGAAGCGACTTCATGCCGGCCTCGAGGTCGATGACGACCGTTTCGTCCGGCGGCAGGGTTCGAGCCAAAGACGTCTTGCCAGCGCCGGCAGGGCCGAAGATCGCGACGGTCGTCTTCGAATTCGCGACGGCGAGACGCTCGTCTGCTGTGATGATGCGAAGGGCCATCTCAGGCATCCAATCGGGCTGGCGTTGATGATCTGCAGGGCTTCGCGAACGTGCCGTGATGCCGCGCCCGATTGATCTCGGCTGCGTGGACGTGATGACGTTCGAAAAGCTCAACATCTTCGAGCCGATAGACCACGCGGCCACCCAGCTTGAGGAAGTGCGGCCCCTGGCCGAGCCAGCGCCACCGCTCCAATGTGCGCGGCGAGAGGCTCCAACGCCGGGCAAGGTCGACCTGGTTGAGGTGTCGCATCATGCGGACTTCCGCTGACGCGTGCGCTTGGCGTCCGCGGCCTCGCAACGCTCGATGAAGGCGAGAACCTTGTCGGCCGTCGCCAGCGTCGGAGATCGTCCTCGCCGCAAGTTCAGGACAAACGACGGGTCGCCAACCGCCTGGCGGCCAAACTCACTGGGGCGAACGCCGCTGGCTGCGATAAATGCTTCAACTTGTTCACGAAATTCGTCGCTGATCATTGCCAACTGACCGTCTGTTACGCTGCCCTGTTAGGAATTAGAACATCGCAATTGGCCTATTGCGTCAATGAGAAAGAATTGTTAATTTCCTATCGTTGACGATTCAAGGAGTTAGGCCATGGACCTCGATGTGGTTCGCAACCGCCTGCTGAAATTGATCGAGGACAGCGATACCGATCTCAAACACGCCTCGCTCAAGATCGGGCGCAACGCGGCGTACCTGCATCAGTTCATCTATCGCGGCACACCGAAGGTTTTGCCGGAAGCAGAACGCCATGCGCTGGCGAAGTTCCTATCGGTCGATGAGAACGACCTTCGGCACCGCACCGTGCCTCGGCGCAAACAACGCAGCGCGTCACGTCCGACTCGCTCCAGCGCCCTTACGCCCGATCTCACCGGCGTCAATCATGGCTTCGTGCGTGTGGCGGAAATCGATGTACGTGCGTCAGCCGGACCGGGCGCGATCAACTCTGGCTTCGAAGAAGCCAAGGCAACATGGCTGTTCCCGGAAGGTGTTGTTCGGCACGAATTCCGGGCCAGCCCGACCGAACTGCGGATGATCACCGTCGACGGCGATTCGATGGAGCCGTTGCTGTCGACGGGCGACAGGATCGTGCTCGACATAAGCCAGAAGGTACCGGTGCCGCCCGGGATCTTCGTGATCTGGGACGGGATGGGACTCGTCGCGAAACGCGTCGAGCACATTCCCAATTCGGAGCCGCCCAAGGTGCTGATCAAGTCGGTCAACCCGAACTATCAGGCTTACGAGCGTTCCGCCGAGGAAGTGAATGTTGTCGGCCGCGTCGTGTGGATGGCCCGCCGGCTGTGAGACCCAGCATGAACGTTCGAGTGAGTGGAGTGAACGATGACGCGCTATCTGTATTCAGCACCGCAACCGGCGGTCCGCGTGCGGTGTCTGCGGTGCCGACATGAATCGAGGCTCACCGAGACTGGCCTCAGACAGTTCGGGATCCCGCCCGCCGCGGCGATCGCAAGCTACGTGAAGCGGTTGCGTTGCAAGAAGTGCGGAAGCCAAAGTGTCGAAGCGTCTCACGTTGAGACGCCACAGCCCGTCCAGATCAGCGAGACCTATCTCGTGCGTCGATCAACAAAAGATGCTGCCATGCTGCAAGAGCCAGGTGAGAACGGAGTGAAATGACAGGATGGTTTGAACAGACGGCGTGCCCAAGGCCTTTCGCTTCGCGGCGGACTCCGCACATGTTAGCTTGGTGTCATGGCTGACAAATCAGCAATCGAATGGACCGACGCGACGTGGAATCCGGTGACGGGCTGCACGAAAATTAGCACGGGTTGCGACAACTGCTATGCGGCACGTTTCTCGGAACGCTTCCGTGGAACACCCGGCCACCCCTTCGAGAACGGCTTCGACCTTACGCTCCGACCGGAGAGACTTCAGCAGCCTCTGCAATGGCGTCGGCCTCGCATGATCTTCGTCAACTCCATGAGCGACCTCTTCCATAAGGACGTGCCCGATGAGTTCATCAGCCGTGTGTTCGACACGATGGAAGCTGCGCATTGGCACACCTTTCAGGTGCTGACGAAGCGGTCATCGCTAATGCGCGACTTCCTGAAGAAGCGCTACGGCGTGTCTACGGGTCCGGTGCACATGTGGTTCGGCGTATCGGTCGAGGACGGCACGAAGCTATCGCGCGTGCGGCATCTTCAACAGGCGCGGGCAGGCGTGCGATTCCTGTCCATCGAGCCTCTAATCGATGATGTCGGAGAGCTCGACCTTGTCGGTATTGATTGGGTGATCGTCGGCGGCGAGAGCGGGCCGAGGGCGCGACCGATGGAGAAGGCATGGGTTCGTTCGATCCGCGACCAATGCAAGGCAGCGGGCGTGTCGTTTTTCTTCAAACAATGGGGCGGTATCAGGCCGAAAACGGGCGGCCGGCGACTCGATGGCCGGGAATGGAGCCAGTTTCCGAAGTCTTCCGCATCCTGTGTGGTGGCGGCTGAGTAGGCATCGCCCATGCCCTCGCTAGATGATTACGTCGATCGCGAGCAGGCCTACGTCAAACACATTTTTCTCGAGCGTTACCTTGAAGCACTGTTTCACAAGACAGGTAGCATCTTCGATCACATCGTCTATGTCGACGGTTTCGCCGGGCCATGGCAAAGCGCCAACGAGCAATTCGGCGACACGTCATTCGGGATTGCGCTGAGCGCGCTGCGAAAGGCCAAGGCTTCGCTTCAACAGCGTCGCCGCACCGTGCGGATGACCGCCCTGCTGGTTGAGAAGAACGCCGAAGCACATGCGCGACTGGAGACGTTGCAGAGGCGCTATCCCGATGTTGAAATCAAGACCTACAACGATGATTTTTGCACCATCGTGCAACGGATCGCCGATGACATTCCGCCCAATGCATTCGCCTTCTTTTTGATTGACCCGAAAGGCTGGAGCGTTCCACTTGACCAGATTCGCCCGCTGTTGAGCCGCCAAAAATCCGAGGTCGTCTTCAATTTCATGTTCGATTTCATCAACCGCGCGGCCAGCATGGGCGAGCACGTCACGCGCGGCCTCGACGAACTGATGCCCGGCAGCGACTGGCAGCGGCGCCTGCGCGAGGCGGAAGCAGCGTTCGGTCACTACGGTTTGAGCGGCGACGATCGCAAGGAGGTCCTGGTCGGTGCGTTCGGCGACAGCCTGAAGCAGATCGGTGGTTACGCTTATGTGGCGGAGCTGACCGTTCTGCGACCGTTGAAGGATCGGCCTCTGTATTGTTTGGTTTACGGATCGCGACACGAGAGCGGCATCGAAGTGTTTCGCGATTGTCAGATGAAGGCGTTGCAGACGCAGGCCGAAATCCGTGCCCAGGGCAAGGTGAAGGCGACAGAGGTTAAGAGCGGCCAAAACGAGTTGTTCGAATCGATGCTCGACATGGCGCCCGACCAGACCGAGGCCATGCTGGCGGAGGCAAAACAGAACGCGCGAGTCTTAGTGCTTGAGCTTGTGCCGCGCGTGCCGGGGGACATTACCTATAGGCGGCTGTGGGCGAGTGTGCTCGCGCAACATTCGGTGCGAAGAACAGACGTGAACAAGATTTGTGCCGCGATGAAGGATAGCGGCGAACTGCTGTTTCCTGACTGGGAGCCAGGCAAGCGCGTGCCGCAAGATCGCTATCGGGTCCAGCGCCCCTAGGTCGAGTGTCTCGCTGGGCCGTCGTGCGGATCGCGGACACTTTTCGCCGCGCCTCCTTTGTTTTCGCTGGATCACGAAGCCTTCGCTTTTCTGCTGTCGTATCTTGGCAATGTCGCCTATCGGCAATTTCAGAGTATTGCCGAGCATCGACATGCACAACGAGATGAAATGCGTCATCGACCGTATGACCGCAGACGAGCGCCTCGACGAGGTCGCCGAGATCCTGGCCGCCGGCCTAATGCGGCTGATGTCGCGACAGTCCAGTCCTTTATCTGCCGACTCCGGAGAAAGTTCGCTCGACTGTCCTGCGGACCAGAGCGGTCATGCCAACGTCCTCAAGGGAGGCTTGGATTGACCGATACGGTGCTGACGCGGGTCGCGGCGTTGAAGACGCTGCCGATCCCCCAACTGAAACAGCAATGGCGCGATCTCTTCGAGAGCGAGCCGCCGCCCTATAACCGCCGCTTCCTCGAACACCGGCTCGCCTATCGGATTCAGGAACTGGCCTATGGCGGACTGAAGCCCGCGACCGTCGCGCGGCTACGACAGTTGGCCGAGGATCTCGACGGCGGTGACCCAGCCAATCGCCGGCGCCACCATCAGGATCGCCCGATGCCGGGCACGCGGCTGATCCGCGAATGGCAGGGCGTCGAGCACTGCGTCACGGTGCGGGACGACGACTTCGAATATCAGGGCCGACCCTTCAAGTCGCTCTCGGCGATCGCGCGCGCCATCACCGGCACGCAGTGGAACGGCTGGCTGTTCTTCGGCCTCAAGCACCGGGGCACGCCGTGAAGAAGCCGGTCGTCCGAAAACTGCGCTGTGCGGTTTACACCCGCAAGTCCAGCGAAGAGGGCCTCGAGCAGGAGTTCAATTCGCTCGATGCTCAACGCGAGGCCTGCGAGGCCTACATCGCGAGCCAGAAGCCAGAAGGGTGGGTACTCGTACCCGATCGCTACGACGACGGCGGCATCTCGGGCGCGACATTGGAGCGTCCAGCGCTGAAGCGGCTGCTTGCTGATATCGAGCAGCATCGCGTCGACGTGGTCGTCGTCTACAAGATCGACCGTCTCAGCCGCGCCCTGATGGACTTCTCAAAGCTGGTCGAGGTGTTCGATCGCAACAACGTCACCTTCGTCAGCGTCACGCAGTCGTTCAATACGACCACGTCGATGGGCCGGCTGACGCTCAACATCCTGCTGTCATTCGCGCAGTTCGAGCGGGAGGTGATCGGCGAGCGCATCCGCGACAAGTTTGCCGCCTCGCGGAAGAAGGGGATGTGGATGGGCGGCTTCGTGCCGCTTGGCTACGACGTCAAGGACCGCAAGCTGGTTGTGAACGAGGCAGAAGCCGAGACCGTCCGGCGCATCTTCGAAAAATTCACGAAAACCGGATCGGTGACCAAGCTGGTCCGGGCGCTGCGAGATGAAGGCGTGCGCGGCAAGCGCGGGCGGTTGATCGACAAAGCCTATGTCTACCAACTCTTCCGAAACCGAACTTACATCGGTCAGGCCGTTCACAAGGGCGTCTCTTATCCAGGTGAGCACAACGCGATCGTCAGCAAGGAGCTATGGGACAAGGTCTACGCCGTCCTCAGTCACGGGCCGCGACGACGCGCGGCGGCGACGAGGGCTCAGACACCGGCTCTGCTGAAGGGCCTCATCTTCGGCCCAACCGGCTGCGCGATGACACCGACCCACACCCGCAAGGGAGGGCGGCTCTATCGCTACTACATCGCCACCGATCTGCTGAAGCATGATGCGCCAGCATGCACCGTGCGGCGCGTGCCGGCCGCCGAGATTGAAGGCGCGGTGCTCGATCAGGTCCGCGGCCTCCTGCGCTCCCCGGAAATGATCGTGCGCGCGTGGCGCGCGGGCAAGCGCCTCGTCGCCGGCCTGGACGAGTCCGAGGTCCGCGCCGCCCTGCAGCGGCTCGATCCCGTCTGGAACGAGCTGTTCCCGGCCGAGCAGGCGCGCGTCGTGCAGCTGCTCGTCGAGCGCGTCGACCTCAGCCCGGACGGCGTCGAAATACGACTGAGGACCGAAGGACTGGCGAACCTAACCGCGCAGTTGGATGCGGTCAGGCCGGAGCAGGGGGCTGCCTAATGGCAAAACCGAAGATCAAGAGCGACGGCCGCACCATCACGGTGCGCGTGCCGATTTCGATACGCAGGCGCGGCGGACGAAAGCTTGTCCTATCACCCGACGGCACACCCGATATAGGGCCAGTGATCCGCCGACGCATCGACAACGCCATGGTCAAGGCGGTCGCCCGGGCGTTCCGCTGGCGCGAAATGATGGAGAGCGGCACCCACGTGACCATCGCGGAGATCGCCGCAGCCGAGAAGATCAACGAGTCCTACGTCGGTCGCGTCTTGCGATTGACCCTGCTGGCACCGGACATCGTCGAGGCGATCTTGGAGGGGCATCAGTCGATGAATATGACGCTAGCGATGCTGATGCGGCCGTTTCCGGCGAATTGGATCAGCCAGCGGGCCTCACATTTCGAATCGAGCGCGCATGTGAGAGCAAATTTACAAGACGCGGCGGCTTGATCGCTGTAGACTGCGCTACTTCAGAAATGACCATGAATGACAACAGCCCTCGCATACGATAAGAATTACGCGTTCAACGCAATATGCCCGTATTACACGATGTTTCCGCTGGAGTACCCGCTCCAGATCATCCGGAAACACAAAGCCGACGCTCCGATCATACTCGATCCGTTCTGTGGCCGAGGGACGACGATCTACGCGGCGCGTAGGCTCGGCCTGAAATCGTACGGCTTCGACACCTCGCCGATCGCTGCTGCTATCGCGCGAGCGAAGCTCGCAAGTGCCTCGCTGCAGGAAGTGATCGCACTCGGCGATAAGCTTGTCGCCAAGTCGCCGAAAGATGTACCCGAGACCGCGTTCTTCAAGCGGGCCTTTTCCAAGACCACGCTTCGTGAGCTGTGCTGCCTCCGAGAAGGATTGCTGGCGGAGAAGAAACCGTCCGACGCATTGGCAATCCTGCGAGCGGCAGCGCTCGGGTGCCTGCATGGACCGATGGTCAAGAGCGACGGGACTCCGAGCTACTTCTCTAATCAAATGCCACGCACCTTCGCGTCGAAGCCGGACTACTCGGTTCGTTTCTGGAAGGAGCGAGACCTTTTTCCGCCCAAGGTCTCGGTCATGGACGTGATCAGAAAAAAACTGGAACGCATTGCGGACCTGGACAGCGATACGCATGGCCGCCCGCGCAATGTCAGATGTTCCGATGCGAGAAAGGCCAAGACTTTTGCCGGCATTACCGGCTCCACGCTGACCATCACGTCTCCGCCGTATTACGGCATGCGCACTTACGTACAGGACCAATGGCTGAGAAACTGGTTCATAGGCGGCCCCGAGGAGATCGACTACGACAGCCCCGACCAGCTCTGTCACACCGGACACGACGCCTTTATTGTGGATTTGGCGAAGGTCTGGAAGAACGTTGGCAAGCACTCAATTGAAGGTGCGCATCTCTATGTGCGCTTTGGCACGTTGCCATCCGCCAAGAGCGATGCGAAGTATCTGCTCAGAAGCTCCCTCGAAGAAGCCGGACGCTGGGACCTCATATCGGTTAGGAACGCGCAGACAGCCAGCGCCGGAAAACGGCAGGCCGATCAGATGGGCATGGAATCCGAGCCCTCGGAAGAATACGACTTCCACGCTATCCTCAACTAGTGCCACCGTACTTCACCGTCCCTGAAAGTACCGTCCAGCTCGATTTTCACTGAGGCACGCTTGCCGCAGAACTCCTCCAGATACGACTTGATTGCGACGGACGTTTCTGCCGCCGCCTGATCGGTCGGCAAATGATACGCCAGCGACTTCGGCATCAACACGATGCACTTCGCTTTGGCTCGTGAGACGGCGACATTCGTCCGCTCTAGTTGCAGGAGAAATTCCTCCTCGCCTTCGATGATGTCGGTGTCACCAACCCCGAACGACACGATGATCGTATCGCGCTCACCGCCCTGAAACCGCTCGACGGTATCGACCGCGCTAAAAACCAGCTCGGGATTGGCCTTTGGAAACAACTCCATCAGCTTGCGCAGCACGAGGGCTTTTTGCGCCTTGTGCGGCGTGACGATGCCGAGCCCTCGTTCAAAAAACTCGTCGTCGGTGAACAGCACCGTCTTGTTCGTGACCCCGATGTTCAGGTCTTTTCCGATGGAATGCCGCACCACAAAGGCGAGGCCGGCGACTAGTCCGGCCTCGATCTCGTTCGCCTGTGACGACGTGGGATCGTCATGGATGAGCGCGGTCACGCGTCGCTCAGGCACCAGCAGCTCGCGATAGGCGTCCGTCTTAGGTAGGTTGGCAGGCAGCGTCTTGATCACGTCATCGAGCGGGACCACTACCTGCAAATCCTTCTGTTTTGTTGCCGCGCTCAAGCCGGGCGGGTAGCCCAACGACTTCGCGTAATCGACAAGGTCCTGATTGGACCGATAGTTGACCAACAGCGGCTCCTGCCGGACCGTAAAACGGCTGATGAGATAGCTTTGAATGCTGTCCACCAGGTGCTCGGCCCCCTTGGGCGGCTCCAGTTGCTGGATCGGTGGCATTTGCTTGTGATCACCAGCGATGATGATCTGACCGTCGGGCCTGAGCGCTGCCAAGGGCCGCAAAGCCAACGTGACCGGGATTTGCGAGCTTTCGTCGAGGACCACCAAATGGAACAGCTCGTCAAGATACGACATCTTCGATCCGGCGCGCTGGGTCAGTTGATGCACCATATGCGCCGTCGTCGAAATGATGGTTGTGCGCTTGTCGTCGGCCATGCTCTCCAGCAATTTGCCGAAATCCGGATCGTTGCTATCGAGCGGCACGCCTTTCAAGGTCAGATGCTTGGCGTTCGACGTGAGCGCCTTCGCGCCGCGCGAACGTGAGTAGAGCCAGTAGAAGTCGCATGTTGCGGCCGCATCGCCTTCAAGGTTCTTGGCAAGGCGGCCCGAGAGTTCTTCCGCCGTCCGGTAGTTTGGGCCGGCGATCAGAATCTTGCGCGGCTTCCCTTCACGAACGACCGCATGCAGAAATGCGACCAAAGTATCGGTCTTGCCAGTACCCGGAGGACCCCAGACGATCACCAGTTGCTGCTTGGCGCAGGCCTTTACGGCGTCGATCTGGCTTGCATTGAGTGTGTACTCATTCGCGTTGGTCGCAAACTTCGCGAGCGCCTGCACCTCCTTGTCAGCCCGAACGACTGCCTTGGCGAGCTGGTCGGCCTGCCACAAGACGCGCGCGACAGGCGTGCTTGCCCCGGTCCCTTTGGGAAGTTTTTTGGCCGCCGATGTACCCATCGCGCGCAATGCTTCCGGCGCGGGCGATGCAACAGTGGGATCGCCGATCTCGATCAGAATGTCGGTCGTCGATTTGGAATCATCATAAGGCATTCCCTCAAGCAGATACACCGGCGCTTTTCCGATCGGGATCAAGCCCGAGGCCATGACAGCTTGGAATACGGCATCGACCCCGCCCCAGCGCGGTTCAAACTGCACAACAATCCGTTTGCCGACCCGATCGAAGTGATCGAACGTCGCCAACACGACCTTGTGCATCGGCGTGTAGGCATATTTGTTGTCGGTGGGCAGGCCCAGACCGAGCGTGTGCGCGGACTGCAAAGGAAAGCCCGGCCATCCGACAATGCCGAGCGTGCACCAATCGCCTTCCTCGATTTTCGCTTCGGTCGAATCGTCGCTGACCTCGAACTCATAACGGAACGAACCATGATCCTTGACGAGCTTGGTGAGGATGATCGCCTTGTAAGATGCCTCAAGCCACTCAGCGCGCGTGATCTGCGCGTTTAGTCCTTCCGTGCGTGCGACGGCCGCAGAGACTTTCGACCAGCGATCCCAAAGCTTGGAATCGTAGGCCACTGCCGAAAGCCCTGTGGGGATGGACATGGACAGTTCAGGCGCATTGCCGTCGATGCAGTCCTTCAAGTCAGAACGCAACCGCGCGGTGATGCTGGCGATGGCCCAGGTATGGGCCTTCAATGCGGTCCCGTAGCGCTCACTTGCCTCGACGATGCTCACCGTCCTTCCAAACATCCGGACGGTTCCCGTCGTGGATTTCCAAATCTCGAAAATCCGCTCACGCGGCACGCCGTTACCCAGCGGCTCGACGTAATAGCTGTCGATATTACGCGGCGTCATCTTGTCATGGTGGTAATGCTCGGCGGTGCCCAGCAGCGTGGTCGCAAAGCGCTGCGGCTGACGGACCGCCGCCATCACGATGTCCCTGATAAAAACGATATTCGGACAGATGCTGTCCGACTTCTCGAGCAACTCATCAGGTGGGAAGATCCACGCGAGCGCACGTTGGAACCGTCCGGGCAGCTCAAGAATGCTCAACAGATGGCGGCCAAAAGCGTTGCACAGTTCCTCGTACTGGCGCAGTTCCCAAAAACAAATCTGGGTGCGCAACGTACCGAACGTTTGCGCTTTGAACACCTTCTCGGCATCTTCAATCCACGTCGCCAGCTTATCGATGAAAGCCGACACTGCCGCCCATTCGGCTTGCAGGTTGTCCTTCCCGACGACAAAGGCCGCTTCACCCAAAGACTTGAATGATTGCGATTGCGCACCGCCCACTGCCGGGAACTGTTTGCCGTAGGGCGCAAACAAGATACCCCGCAAACCGATTCCAGTCAGAAATCCCGAACCAGCGTCGAAGTTGACGACAATGTCGTATTCGGCACTCTGCCGCTTCGCGAGTCCGCCGACCTTCGAGCTTTGATCCACCGTCGTGGTGTTGCTCGCGATGGATGCCGCTCGCGCACCAATCTGGCCGCGATCTTTCTTGAGCAGTGAGTGACGGCGCAAGACATCCGCATCGGGAGCGATACCGATAAGGTTTGCCACCTTCGGATGACCCCCCTTGCCGAGAACGTGGCTCGCGCCCTTGCTCAGGCTCGCCATCTTCGAAAGATGGTCGGTCGCTTCAGCGTTGCGCGAGCAGTAATGCTCAGGATGCGCATCAAAGTGGTTGCGATCATCGGGAGACAGCCACGTCCTGTTGCCGAGCCAGTCGCAAGAACTGCAACGCGGATTGACGTGATACTCGACCGACGCCCAGCCCTCCTGGTCGCCCTGCTGCACGACACGCGGCAGATCCTCGGCAAAAAACTTGCGAACGCTCGGCATGTAGATCAGATAATTGACCCGGCCTTCCTCCAAATCGTTCTGAAGCGCGGCCAGCCTTTTGGCGTGGTCACCGCCTTCCTTGGTTCCCATGATCTTGCTGAAGCGGGGCATTTCGATGTGCCGCCACAGGTACACGCGATCCGAGACGAAGAAATTCTTGAGGAATGCCTTGCCAGCCGAATGCAGCCAATTCGAAAGGAAAACGGCATACAGACAGACTTCGGCCGAATAGCTCGCGTTCGCCTCGGTGATGTTCTTGAGATCGATGACGCAGAGCGCCAAGCGCTTGTCATCGTCCGGCAACAGTCGTCGACTGCCATCGGGTAAAATTTCATACTCCACCGCGCGACGCTGATCAGCGAGAACAACATCAGGCCGCAGTCCCGCCAGCTGCGGAATGAACGCGAGATTCGCTTTGCTGACACCAAGATTGGGAAGCGCGACATCGCGAAAATGTTCCGGCTCAAGCTCGGGCTGAAGGATCAGTGTCGGCTTAGTGAGTCCAGTCAGCGACTTTGCGATATCGACGTTTGCCCGGCCATTGCTCTTGTGAATCACGTTGTTCGGGAGGGCGGTGATCAGAATATCAAATTGATCATATTCGAACTCGCGGCCCGAGGCCGTGATCAACTGGACGCCGGGACGTGTTTTCAGCGGAACTGGAATGCCGGCTGCGGAAAGCTGCGCCGGGTTGTTCGAGAACAGTGACAGGTAGAGTTCGCGATCGCAGAGCGTCCGCAAGTACATCGAGAACTTGCTCTTGGAAACGGCGCGCTTTGGCAATACCTGAGTCACTGAGCTTTCCCGGACCAATACGCGAATTCCCGAGGCGCCCAAACGTCGCGACAATGCGGGACTCGCGTGCGGACACTATACCCGCAAGGTCGCAAGAGAAAGGCTGAACCCACTTGGGCTCATTGGCGCCCCAAGCTTTGTCATACGCACCGAACCCCACCGCCTTGCCGGCATGTCCGCGAGGTACATTTACGTCAGTAGACAGGCGCCTCATCAGGCCTTGCCGATTTATAAGTGCATGACCTAGTGATCAGGCCTAAGTCTGAATTCATCCTGCGCCCTGCTGACTTTTGGAGCCGTAGATGCACTTTTCTCGTGCTGTTCGGCCGTTACTATGCGTTCAACAAATTCATCAAATTGCTTTGCCGTCAAAATCTCGTATTCAAAAAGACTGTTTGAAGCCAGTTTTGTTGCGGCCTCTTTCTTCGCCTGGACAATCGGGTCGTCAAGCGTCCATTCATTTTTTACCTCGACGATGATTGATCTGCCTGCCTTGGTACAAACGAGAAAATCTGGGTGATAGTTTCTTACTGCATGGGACGCTGGATCGATGTAATTCACCTGAAATCCCGACTGACCATGTACCAACATCCCAGTGAAATAGATTTTATCAACTTCGTCGAGCGAAAGAACCCGTTTGAAAAACTCAAGCTCTGGTTTGCTATCAAAACAATAGGCGTCAAGATGGAACGTCTTCGCCTTGGCAGTAAGGTAGTCAGGATAATCTCGCTTTGCGAGAAGGTGTTCCTTCGCCCGAAATCGAAAACTCGGAAGCATATTACTTTTGGCGTTGTATCCCCGGATTAGCTCGACCTCTTCCGTCTCGGTTTTTGAGAATGAGTCGATTCTAAAGAATGCTTTGAACAAAGCGGGGACAAGCACATCATAAACAATCCGATTGTTGAAGTTGGCCGCCCAAAGAACACGCTCTGCTCCTTCCTTAGACGAATCAATCGCTTGTTCGATGTCGAATGGAGAAAGACCATCAAATTGAAAATACCTGGCGAGGTCGGCCGTTAGAGTGTAGCGGCTATATTCCCGTCGAGCTAATTCTGAGGTGACATCGCGTGTTTCCGTTGCCGCCTCATTCAACACACGATGTGTTGCCACCGTGACGCGATATTGATCGACGCGCTCGTCCGTTAGACCAAAGTCGATTTGGTCGATCTTATCGCGGCGTTTGCTCTCGTAGAGTACGCGCTCTCGTGCAAGCTTTAGGATCACGGGCGGAGGGACTGCGGATACATCCACAATGACGGTTTCGGATTTATTGCGCTCCAGTTCTTCCCGAGTGACGCGGAAGTTCTGTTGTAGTTCGGCTTCCAAGACCGCGCCGTTTGCCTCCGACAAAAAGATGTGGCCCGTTTCCTGGATGTCACCGATCGAACGCAAACACCTCATCGTCGATTGGAGGACGAATATTTTCGATCTCGGCTCGCGATAAAGCGCGACCCCAAAAAGGCTTCGACAATTCCACCCCTCTCGTCCTTTGCCAACGAGAATAATGAACTGTTTTTCCGACCGCTCAGTATCGAGCTGTATGAATTCACGAATATCATCGCTCGTGGTCAGTTTGTCATCTCCGACATTAACCAGGACCCGGCTTGTTGGAATGCTCAGCTCCGTCAACACCTGCTCAATGGCCGGCCGTAACTCGTCCCTAACCTCTTCAATTGTCGAACCGAAAAAAGCCAACTTGGGCAACATGCCCTCTCGGCGCGAAGTTCCCTCCTTTTTCCAAAACTCCTTAATGACGGTTCGAACAAAATCGTCTGATTTGATCTCGCCTCGATACACTGCAAACCGAGGCTGCTTCAGATATTCGTTCGCGATCGCGTTTTTGAGACTGTAGGCGTAGACCACCTCCGGCATGATCTGATCGCCAACATAGGGCGTACCAGTAAAATTGTAACAAGCGATAACGCTTGAATTCTTTGCCTTCAAGGCCTTGGCAAGCTCATCAATCGTCGTCCGCAGCGCTGATGCGGTTTTGTCTTGACCAAGGTCTTTGGCCAACGTAGCGCCCATCGAGTGATGAGCTTCATCGACGTAGATTCCCAAACGCGGCAGACGAGCCAACTTTTGGAAACGTGCATTTACAGCAAGATCGGCATCAGATTCTGGCGCAGGCTGACCGATGAGCTCATATAGTTCTCCATAGATCTCCGAGAGCCCGCCGGTTTTGGCTGCAAACAGTTGATCAGTGACGCTGGGCTGTGCTTTGCGCTTCTTCAGAATAATCTTCTGGGTGTTTGAGATAACGATATTAAATTGTGAGCCATCCATCGTGCCGAGGCCGACAGTTGTCTCGTCGAGAAAATGAAACTTGATATTGCTCGTGATGAAGTTCACATACTCCGGTGGGACGACCTTTGCGATGTCGAATGTTTGAATTTCCTTCAAGGATTGCAAGACGGTTCTGTCAGGCGCGAAGACAAGAGCGTTCTGGCAATAAACCGGGTCCTTCCGCCATTTGTTTGCAAGCAAAAACTCATAAAAAATGCAGGTGGCCATTAGGATGGTTTTGCCAGTGCCCATGGTCAACGCAAAGATGTAATTCGGGTAATCCCGTGCGCGTGCCTTCAGATTGTTGAAGATAGCCTCATATTGTTCCTGGCCGTGTAGCTCCATGTAGGGCAGCAACGTGGCTTGTCCTTGGTCGGTCAGTCCGGTTGTAACGAAGCCGTCGAAGATGCCCTCGTTCTTTGCCCATTCCTCGAAGAGCTGATGAACATGCCGATTCTCAGCGAACTCTTTTAAGAACACGTAGGTTTCGAGTGCCTCGAACTGTGGGCGACGGAAGAAGGCCTCGCTCTCATCATCTCCTGGATCATTGAAGTCGAGAAATTTCTTGGTCAGGTCACGATAGCGCTTTCTTAGCGCTGGGTTGTTCGCCTGCTGGAAATTGGTCAGGCTGTTGAAGAAGGCGAAGTCGAGAGAAATTGCTGCCTTTGATTTCTTCTTGCCGGGAGCTTTAGCCATTGACTATGCTTCCTTCCCAGGATTCGGACAGAACATCAGTGATCTTGACTCGAATCGTGCCTGCATCCTTGGGGATTGCGTAGCGACCCTTGACCAGTTCCCCTTCCTCGGGGTTGTCGATTAAGAGAGGCGACAAAACCGCGCCATCATAATTCCAGTCGATCTTCACCGTCTCAACAAGCTGGCGCCAATCGTCGACCTTTTCCACCGAGAGCTTCTGCAGAAGATTCATGGGGTAAAACCCCGCGATCACAAGCTCTCCAGTTTTGATCGAAAGCTTTGCGTCGGCCCCTCGCTTGAAATGCAAATGCGATTTGTCGCGCAGAATGTCGACAACCTGCACTTCGATGTCAAAAGGCTTGGCCTGGAGCTTGAGATGCTCGCCAAGATCGGGCTCATGGCCCATGCAAACCAGCATGATCTTCTCGACAGGCTTACTCGGATTTTCGTTGCGTCGCTTGTCGAACGCCTTGAAGTCCAGATTAGTGGTGACCTCATTCAGGTCCTGACGTGTTGCTATGCGATTTACCGGCATGATCTTGACGAGAAAGCCGTCCTTTTCGCCATCGAACGCGATGTCCTGCGCTAATGGGTGAAGTTCCAAAGACTCTTTTATGAGCTGAGCGGCCTCGGCAGGATTCCGAAACAGATCGTAATCATTGACATTGAAAAGCTGGAACCCTCCATAAAAAGTAAGCGGCTTTTCAGCGACAAGAAGTTGATTTTGCTTCTCCTCGCCTTCTTCTTCTCGAATGCGATTGAGGCGCTCAATAGTCGTTTCGATCGCCCCGAGGTTGATGTCGGCTCCAATAAATCGACGCCCAAGCTTCATTGCCACTGCTTGAGTCGTGCCTGACCCCATGAAACAGTCAAAGACCAGATCGTCCGGATCCGTTGAAGCCCTAATGATCCTACTAAGCAAAACCTCTGGTTTCTGGGTTGGATAGTCGAGATTTTCCGCCGCATTGCCTGAAATAGCCGTGAAATCGCTCCATACTGACTGAAGTTCTACGCCAGGCATATCGTCTGCATATTGGATTGCGTTGGGTCGACCTTCTCCGTCCTTAGCCCAAACGATCCGCCCACAACTCTCCAATTCATTCAAGGCCGTCAGTGGGCTTTTTTTTGCCTTCTCAGAAAGATAGGAATTCAAAAAGCCCGGGATTGCCCAATGTCGCCCCTTCCCGATGTCGCCGGGGTTTAGTCCCTGCCAAGGAGAGCCAGATTCACCGGTCCGAAGTCCAGGCGCCGTAATAGGCGACTCTCGAAACAAACGACCAGAGGAATCCTTCTTGAAATTAGAACTCAAATATTCTGGCGTATATGGCGTATGCTGAACCCGCCATTTAAATTCGTTACCCTTGGTATAAAAGAAGATCGTATCGTGGACATGATTGTAGTCAACGCCTTCAGAACGTGCCGTCGTTCGCCTCCAGACTATTTCGTTCTGAAATCGATTCTGCCCGAAAATTTCATCGAGGACAATCTTGAGGTAGTGAGCCTTTCGATAGTCACAATGCAGATAGAGCGCACCAGTGCCAGACAGCAATTCCCGGCAGATAATTAGTCTCTCATAGACATACTGGATATAGTTGTCGTTCGTCCAAATGTCCGTATACTGCTTCTCTTCAAAAGACGAATAATCGGACGCCGCAGTTTTGTTTCTGACGGAAATTTTCTTTTTGTAGTCAGCCGCGCTATCAAACGGTGGATCAATGTAAATCAGGTCCACTGCACCTCTGAATTCCCGCAGGAGGTGGCTCATCACTTGAAGATTGTCGCCCCAAAAAATCTTATTCCACCATCCTTCAACGGAATGGCCGTACTCTTCCTTTAACTGAGCGGGAAAATACTGCGTCGACGTGAAGGGGCGTTTGCCCATCCACCGCAGTTCCGGAAAGCCTCGGATGGGCTCAAGATCAAAATTGAATACTTCGAAAGCCTCGATCTTGTCCTTGGCCATCTGATTCCCCCGACCAAATGTTAAGCGCGACAAAAGTTCATGTCACAATAGGCGCGGAAGTCGCAATTTCGGCACAGCTTCTCCGGCCGTTCGTTCAATCGATAGTCCTTGGCTACGATCTTCTTGACCACTTTGTCCACGGCTTCAATTGTACCTTTCACATCGGACCGCGATCGGTCGAACGTAATCCTCGGGTTGCCCGCCTCCTCACTGGTATAATACAGTGTCATACGTCGGACCGTGATGCGGCGTTGTTCCTCCAGAAGATGCGCGTAGATTTGCAACTGGCGGCGATATCGATCGATCTTTTCCTTATCGTCGAACATGTCGGGCTTCTTTTCCGACTTGAAGTCGACGATCTCGTAACTGCCATCATCGGACTGCACCAAGTCGACGGTACCTTGGAGTATGTAGTCCGGTTTCAAAAGCGATAGTTCGACTTCGGCGTCCTTTAAGCGATGCCAATTTGAGCGTTCTCTTTCAGCATAGCGTTGCACGTGCTGTTCAGCAATTCTAAGCACCGGTTCGGCCAAGTAAGTACGCTCCCTTTGGCTGATGTTATTGTAGTTCGCGCGGAACCATGACGATATTTGTACGGGTGTCACGCGGCTCTCGTCGCCACGCAATACGCTTTTGTGGATGTCTTCGATCGTTTGATGAACGAGCGTACCGAACAAGATCGCGTTGGTGCGAACCGGTGAGAAGTCCAAATCTTTGAAGAAGCGGTATTGCTGTGCGCACCCTTCGAACACCAAAACATCGGATGTAAACGAATAAGCAGTTTTCAGATTTACATCCTTCACCTCAGCCAAGATGGTGCGTGCGGGGTCGAACGTTAGTTCGTGCGAAGGCCTCAATAGGTGATAGACGGGACGAAAATAGGCAGAAGGGACATTGCGCTGGCCCCTTCCCCTCGGTGTGTTTTCCTGCGCCGTCAATACCAGCATATTTTGAGCACGCGAAAAGGCCGTGTAAAACAACCTCCAAAAATCAAAGGTCTTGGTCCGATCCCAGGGCTCGAACGGCTCTCGATCATCAAATGTCTGTTGAATCAGAATATCGAGATCGCTGTGTTGTTTGCGCGGCGATGCATCTAACGACCCAACGATGACGATGGGAAACTCCATTCCCTTTGATTGGTGAATCGTCATCATCGACACACAGCCAGACGGCGCGTATTCTGACTCGTCCTCATACTCTCCGATGCCGCCGTCAACGAGGAAGCGCAGGAAGATATTAAAAAACATCAGGAGGTCTCGCTCCAGTCGGTCCGGCTGAAAGACGATGACGCGATAGAGGTATTCGTATTTATTCAGGAGACGAGAAAACTTTGACAAATTTCGCGCTGGCCTGCTGTCGCGAACGCCTGAATGCGCAATGTCCTCCCCTAAGTATCGGCTGAAGGTCGGAAACTGCAGGAGTTGGTAGAACAAGCCTGAGAACGCGTAATTGGTATTCTCAGACAGCCCAATATGCGTTTTCGCGATACTGATGAGCCAAGAACTGATCTGGGTGTCGAAACCTGACTTGATGTGCGACAGGAAATCCTTCAGACACGCGTCGTAATAGGCCCACACATCCAATTGTAGGCCTTCCCGTACCTGTCGAACTGACCCGTATTGAGGGAACATTGTGAGAAATGCGCCGATCATGAGCCTTATTTCTTCGCGTTCGAAGAACATGTTCGAGCGCGGTGCATAGATGGGAATTCCGCTCTGTTCCAACGTTCGGGCGAATTCAATGACCTTGTCATTTCTCACTGAACGAAAAAGGAAGGCGACCTGGTTCCAATCCTTGATTATTCCGTCTTTGCGACGGTTCATCAAAAACGTTGTGACTTGATCCGCCCAGTCGTTTTGTCCGTCTTTGCCAGCGACCTTGAAAACTGCCGGTCGATCCGCTCGGTCGTGACTTGCTGACCTGATTTTCTTGTCAAAGCGGTATGATTTCGTGGCCGTACCATCGTGGCTAGGCGCGGAACTCCAATCCGTCAGGTGCATCCAACCATTGCAAAAGTCGACGATGGCGGGATGAGACCTATAATTCTCAGTTAGATAAACACGCTTGCAAGAACCCGGCGAGAATCGCTGGGAGAATTCCAGAATGTTGCGAATGGACGCTCCTCGAAATCGATAAAGCGATTGATCGTCATCGCCGCATACACAGATATTGTTCGCGCCGTTACCAAGCTTCAGAATGATCTTTTCCTGAATGGTGTTAGTGTCCTGATATTCATCGATCATCAAATAGTCGAACCTATTTTCAAGCTCTTTGCGCACCTTCTCATGAGAAAACAGTTTTAACGCCTCGACCTGTATCGTCGAAAAGTCAATGGCATTATTGCTATCGAGAAGCTCGAGATACTTGTTGTAGGCTGATCCGAGAATGTGAAGCTCCGGAATGTCGGATGCTCCGAGAGTATTGTGATCGATACCTTCCTCACTCAATTTATTTAGGCGATTCATCAGCGCTTCTGCGAACCACCAGCTTGATACGTTCTGGCCAGGGAAAAGTAGGTTTTCCAATTCTGGAATTGCGCGAAAGTCCCGCAGGTTTTGATAGAAGAAATACTGCTGATCGAACTGATCGAGCACGGTGTAATTGCGTCGGATACGGGTGAACGACCGAAACTCCTCCAGCAAGCGAAGAAAAATGGAATGGAGCGTGCCGATAGCCATGTCGGCCGGATTTACGGTCAT